GTTACATTAAAGATACATATTTAAGAAATTATGTTTTAGCAGATTCAACAAGAATACTTTTTGATTATGCAGATATCCTTTGTTATGATGATAATGGGCAACAAACAACAACAACTTGGGATGGTCACACATATCCAGTTATAACAACAACAAATTTAGGTGATGGGAGTATTGGTCATATTGGTTCTGCAGGATGTATAAGACTTGCTAAAGCCCAATGGTGGCTATTAGCTCGTATTGCTGGTTGGAATGGAATTTAGAGAGGATTTTAATGCTTATTACAATTATTGCTGATGGAAAATAAATTTTTAAAATGACTTCTAAAAAAGAATATAATATAACTCCTGGTGCATATACACTTTCCACAAGTGCAAATAAATCAACTATATCCACCTCAATTTCTAATAAAACTGTTTATCTGGTTCCAGGAACAGAGTTTATTTTTTGGGTATCCTCTTCATCTAAGGAAAGAACTATTACTAGCCAACATATGTTAAGTTATTGGGAAAGATTTAAAAAGTTAATAACAGATGCAATATCTGTAACGGGGGTAATTGAAAAATAATGGCAACTTTATGGGATAAAGCAACAGCAGAATCTGGCAATACAACAGCATTTGATAATGTTACAGCTGCCGGATCTAATACGTTTACTGCTTCTACTGCACAACATTATGAAGGATCATATGCATATTGTGCTCACGGTGTAGATGGATCTGCTTTTGCTGATATGACCTATACTGGTCAGGATGAGATATACGAAGAATTCTATGTATATATTCCTTCAACTCTGCGTTCCAGTGTAACATGGAGTTATATATTATGTAGTTTAATCAGATATGATGCATACACCGGATTGCTTGATTTATATATAGAGACAGACGGTGACGGGGTCCCGTTCCGTTGGACATGTATAGAGGCGGGGTGGGCCTCCAGTACTACTAATTTTGCTACCGACCAATGGATTAAAATAGAGATGTACTGGCACTATGTTGGTGCTGGTTCTTCAGTATGGTGGATCAAAGCTGGGGGATCAACTATATATTCTTCTAGTACAGCTACACCTGGTGCAACTACTTGTACATTTAGTTCCTTCGGTATGGATGCTATTTTTACTAACGGTGTTGGTGATTTATATTTTGACAATATTCGTGGCCATGATCAAGAAGAAGCAGAACCAGAAGAACCAAGTGGTGGTTCTATAATACCAGTAATTATTTATAATTTACAACAACAAGGTATGTTATAAAGATATTAATATTTCTAAAAATGGATATTTCATGAAAAAATATTAAAAATATATAAAAAAACGACATCTTTTATATGAAAGAACAATTGATTTATTAGAGGTATAATAGCATGATATTTCCATTAAAATATAATACAGCAAGTCAAGAAGTTCCTTTAGGGTTCTTTTTAGACACTTCTACAGGAAATTTAGAACAAACTGGTTTAACAATAAATAATACAGATATAAAATTATGGAAATCTGGTGCTACTACTCTTGCTAATAAAAACAGTGGTGGTGCAACTCATATATCTAATGGTATATATTATTGTGTATTAGACGCTACAGATACTAATACTTATGGACCATTAGAAATATTTGTTCATGTCACAGGTGCTTTATCTTTTCATAAAATTTGTACAGTTATTAATACTGATGCATATGATGCATTAATGAGTGCTTCTTCTGGTTCTCTTAGATCTACAGTAACAGATAAAACTGGATTTAGTTTATCGGTAACTCCTCCTACAGCCCAGAATATTTGGGAATACGGAACAAGAGTATTAACATCATCGGGATCTGTAGTGGTAGCAACTAATAACGATAAAACCGGATACAGTTTATCTGGTGGGGTAACCGTTACAACTAACAACGATAAGACCGGTTACACAGTATCTACAGTAACAGACAAAACCGGATACAGCTTATCAGTAACACCACCGACAGCCCAGAATATTTGGGAATATAATACAAGAGTATTAACATCATCAGGTTTAGTTAGTGCTAATGTTACTCAATGGGATGGTTCTGCTGTTCTTACTCCTACATCAAGTGGAGTACCTTTAGTACGAGTAACAAGTATAGCAGATAATGTTATTACTGATGCAGCAATAGCTTCTGATGCAGAATATACATTAGAACAAATTGGTGGTGCAGTATGGGATATTCAAAGATCTTCTCATACATCTACAGGAACATTCGGGGAATATGTAAATGTTCAATCAAGTTCAGGTTCTATTTCAGAAGCATATATAGCAGGTGCTGTATGGAATGCTTTAAGGACTAATTATGCAGATTCTGGATCATTCGGCCAGGGAGCAGCTTCTGTACAAGGTAATGTAACCGGTTCAGTAAATAGTGTAACTTCAGGAGTAACCGTTACAACTAATAATGATAAAACCGGATACACAGTATCTACAGTAACAGATAAAACCGGATACAGCTTATCGGTAACACCACCTACAGCTCAGAATATTTGGGAATACGGAACAAGAGTATTAACATCATCGGGTGCTGTAGTGGTAGCAACTAACAATGATAAGACCGGATACACAGTATCTACAGTATCTGACAAAACCGGTTACAGCTTATCGGTGACTCCTCCTACAGCTCAGAATATTTGGGAATACAATACAAGAGTATTAACAAGTACAGGATCTACTTCAGTAGATTACGATCAAGTTGCTGATGCAGTATGGGATGCTCAAAGATCTTCTCATACATCTACAGGAACATTCGGGGAATATGTAAATGTTCAATCAAGTTCGGGATCTATTTCAGAAGCATATATAGCAGGTGCTGTATGGAATGCTTTAAGGATTAATTATGCAGATTCTGGATCATTCGGCCAGGGAGCAGCTTCTGTACAAGGTAATGTAACGGGATCGGTTGGAACGATAACAAATCCAGTTACTGCTGGAACTGTAACAGACAAAACCGGATACAGCTTATCGGTAACTCCTCCTACAGCTCAGAATATTTGGGAATACAATACAAGAGTATTAACAAGTTCGGGAGCTGTAACGGTATCAGATAAAACAGGATTTTCAGGAATAGTAACAGATAAAACCGGATTTAGTTTAGTGGTAACACCACCAACAGCCCAGAACATTTGGGAATACAATACGAGAGTATTAACTTCTTCAGGATCAGCTACAGTAGATTACGATCAAGTTGCTGGAGCTGTATGGAATGCTCAAAGATCCTCTTATACATCTACAGGAACATTTGGAGAAGGTGTTGCAGTATCTGGAGCAATAACTCTTGGAGATATTATAGATGGTATTTGGGACGAACCGGTATCTAATCATACTTCTACAGGAACAACTGGTAAAGCTTTAACAAGTACTGGTACAGTTTCGATAGATCCAGCAGATATTTGGTCATATACAACTAGAACACTTACAAGTGCAGGAATTGTATGGGATGCTTTAAGATCTTCTCATACATCTACAGGAACATTTGGAGAGGGTGTTGCAGTATCTGGAGCAATGACATTAGGTGATGTTATAGATGGTGTTTGGGACGAACCAAGAGTTGATCATACTGATTCTGGAACATTTGGAGAATATGTAAATGTTCAATCAAGTTCTGGAAATATTTCTGAAGCTTTTATAGCTAATGCAGTATGGAATGCTCAAAAATCTACACATACATCAACAGGATCATTTGGAGAATCTGTTAATGTAGATACAATAGATATTTGGGAATATCCAACAAGAACATTAACAAGTTCAGGTGTTGCTCCTGTTGATCCAGCTTCTATTTGGACATATACAACAAGAACACTTACAAGTTCTGGATCAGTTCCAATAGATGCAGCTGATGTTTGGTCATATGCAACTAGAACATTAACAAGTACTGGTACTTCAGATGCTACTTTAGCCAATCAAATAATAATTATTAATCATTTAATAGATATTAAGGGTGCTGGATGGGTTGATGAAAACTTAGTAGGTATTATGGCTGCTATAGAAAATGGGACATGGGGAGGATATTTTATATAATGGGAACTAGATATGCAGCAGATATTCTTACTCCAACTACTCTATCTTTTATATTTCTAAAGGGTAGAGTAGCCTATGATGCTTATTCAGTAGATTCTGTTACTATACACGATTCTTATGAAGATGCTTTAGCAGATGATAATATTATAGAGACTATAACAACTATTGATCATACTGTTATAGGAACATATGTATATGAGGCAGAAGTTTTAGATACTCCAGGTACATATTTTGATAAAGTATTTGTTACACCAACAAGTACTGGAGATCAAATATCTTTTATTGGTAGTTTTTATGTAGCAACTCAATCTGAATCAGTAGATAATTGTATTGTGTATGGTGATTTAAAATATAGTAATGGTGATCCAGTAGTGAGTGCATTAGTTTATGCAATACCAGCAGGATCTCCTTCAATATCATCTACGGGATATGGTATTTCTCCTGTTCCTATACAAGTTTATTCTAATGAAGATGGATTATTTGAAATTGTTTTAATGAGAAATACATATTTTATTGTTACAATATCAAGTATAGGATATAGACAAAAAATATTAGTACCCGATTCAAGTACATATAATTTATTTACTTTAAGTAGTATTAGTATGAATAATAGTCCTATGCCTGTTCCAGTTAATCCAGAATGGTAAGGTATTAATATGAGATGGTCTGCTCCAAGAGTTCCTGACATCAAAGGTCTTGTTGATCGATATCAATTATATAATAGAGTATTACAGAGAAATGTAGCACTTATATATAATTTTGGATCTCCATGTACTTATTGGAGAAACACTTCTATTACTCCAACAGGAACTTTACCAACAAATGGGACTAAATGTTATTGTTGGAGTAATCCAGTAGATGGTGGTGGAACTACTGAGAATCAAAGTACTCAACCAGATAGATTTCATTTTTTATGTGGTGGTACTGGTTATATTGATGTTAATGGAACCGGTGGTGGATATCAGAAATATGGATATAGAGAGCATATTTTTAGTACACCATCTAATTTAACATTAACATCTGGTTTAGTTGTTACTGGGAATAGGAATAGTTGTTATAGTTTATCTAGTTCAGAATTAAATGGTACTATAACAACTGAAATGATTACACTAGATCAATTTAAAGATGTTGATTTTTTATTATTTAATGATGTTGTTGATACTAATATAAATAGAATTGATTATTTTTATTCTGTTGATGGAACCAATTGGACTCAATTAACAACTACAACATATACTGATAATTTATTAGCAAATAAAGAATCAACTTTAGTTTTACCATCGACAACAACACAAATACAATTTAGAATAATTTTAAGAAAAAAAGCATTAAATGTTCCATCTCCTCAATGGAATTCAATAAGATTTAGATATAGACAAGGATATACTTTAGCTGAGATAGATCCTAGATTTTCTACTTATACATATCCTTCTTTTCTTGCGTCTAGGGAACAATCAACTGCAATAATTGAGGGAAGTACTGATCATGGTGGTTGGGTAACTAAATTTCCATTAAAATTTTGGGTTTTACCCGAATCTACGGTAGAAAATGCAGATGTTATTCAATTTTTAGCAGGAACCTATCAAGGAATGTTATTTGCAACTTCAGATGTTATTAAATATACCTATGGTAATGATACTCAGATATTACATAGGGGTTTTAAAGCTGAATTAATACGTGATAATCATGATGTACTTAAAATCGCAAAATTTTTAATTTAACTTTTAGGGTTTTATGAGCATTATTATATAAAGTAGGGATAAAATGAGCTTTATTGGTATTAAAAACATAGAAAACCTCTTAAAAACGGCTAATTTATCATCTTTAGATGAAAATTATGAAATAAAAGAGGAATTTCTATCAAATCCAGGAGATTTATTGGCTTTTTTAATAAAACCAGAAGTAAAAATACTAGTAAATAATGTAATTCTCTTAGATAGAAAAATAAAAGAAGCAAAAGTAGTTTTAAGTGGATTAATGACAGAAGAATCTGATAAATTTATTAATTATTCTAATAAATTGAAAGAAGAACCAGATTTTAAGCAAAAAGATGATGTAATGAATGAAGCTATTATTGAAGCTATTAATATTATACTTGAAAATGCTATGAAATTAAATGAATTCTATGAATCTAGAAAATAAGCAGTATTATGTTTATTTAGTTAAAGATAAAGATAATACAAAGTTTAAAATAGGATGTACTGGAGATAATCCTAAAAGAAGATTAAAGCAATATATTTCTCATAATCCTGATATTGTTATTTGTGGGTATTGGAAAGTAAAAAGTAAGGAATATGAAAAGTATATTCAAACTGAATTAAAGAAACAATGGTTTAAACCGTGTATCAGAAAAGGTCAAGTTGAATGGTTTGAGGGTTCAACTGATTTACATAATATAGAAGTTATTATAAATAAATTAGAAGGAAGGACACTATGAAAATCAATAGTAATACCATATCATTAGATAGGGAAGAATATGCAGCTGTAGAAAAAGTTATTGAGAAGATTGCTTCTGATAATAAAATTGATAATATTACAGAAGTAAAAGTAGTTCTTTCTCCTGAATCTGGTACAATTAAATTTAGATCTGCAGAGGATATTAGTAGTGGTGATGTAAAGGAAGAATCTTGTTCTGAAACAGAAAAGAAAAAAGAAACTCCTGTAGCATCTAAAGATGAGGATGAAGGGTAATGGATTTTTTAGGAATTAAATCATTAGATCAACTTATAAAATTAGCTGATATACCCCAAACTGAACAAGCATTTGGTGAACAGGGTCAAAATGCAAATAATGTTACTGAGTTAATAGCCAGACCAATACCTAGTACGAAATTACCTGGAGCATCAAAAGGTACACATCATAAATATCCAGAAGGTATAGTAGATGAATCAAAAGTTATGTCTCAAGAAGAAGCACATATACACCCACAAAGTTAATAGGAGTTATTTTAATGAACATTAAATTATTATCACAAAAATATGCCGAAGAAGATTTAGATCTTGATAAGGCTATACAAGTATGGAAAGAAGCAAGATTAGCTCCTGAAAATATACGAGAACAAGTACAAAATGATGTAGGAGTTCGTATTAGTGCTTTAGATGCTAGAGAATTATATAAACTTGGAGAGACTAAACAAACTGCTTTAAAAGAGTTTGGAATGGCAGAAGGTGATGAAAAAAATTGTCCTTTTTATGCTATTAATTATTCTAATCAAAATAAAAATTACGATGGTATGGAAGTAATAGCTAAAGATTATGATGTAAGTGAAGGAAGATCTGATTTAATACCATTTAATTTAAAAAACAGTAAAAAGATAAAAGTAACTCCCAAGATAAGAAAAGCTTTTGATAGGGTTGGTGAAAATCTCTTTAGAGATAAATTTGCTGCAAAATATTGGACTTTAAAAGAAAAAATTGGTGAAGATGGTAAAAAATCTGTTTATTTAGTAGCTATTGAAACACCCGATTCTCAAATAAAACATGCTAATATAAAAGAAGCACAAGGAACACCACCAACAACAGCACCAACTAATGAACAAAGTAATGTTGAAGTTTCTCCTCAAGGAACAATAGAAGAAGATATAGAAAAAAAGAAAGCACCATTAATTGAAGAAGGATTCTAATTATGGGTTTTAAAGGTAAAACATTAGACGATATTATTAAATTTTCTGAAGTAGAAGTATTATTATCTTCTATTGATATTAGTTTAAAAGGAACTGTTGTTAAACCAGTAAAATGTCCTGCTGTTGGTAGAAAAGATGATTATTTAAAAAATATGAATGGAGACCCCACGTGTATTAGGGGAGAAAAAAAATGTCCCTATTTTAGGGAAGCATCTTTTCATTTAGAAGATTATAGTAAAAGAATAATATGTGATGCTATTAGTTTAGAGGATGTTAAAGGAAGATAAGTGTGGGTCTTAATACACCATTTTTACCTGAAAATTTAGGTGCTCCTCTTTATAATTTCGGATTTTATAAAATCCAGAGACATACTAAAGCTATATTTGCTGAATTATTAAAGAATTTTTTTAGTAGTATGGCAAAAACATATGCTTTAACTATTCCAGAAATATTAGATTTAGAAAATACAATTGAATTAGAAAAATTATTTATTAGTCAAGACTTTCCTTATATGGAAAGAAAATTACCCCTCCTTGTTATATCAATATCTGATATTAAAGAAAAGAAAATGTATTTAGGAGCCGATAATGTTATCGGTTATAGAGTTTTAGGAACATCTACTGGTCAAAGAACTGTTGAAGTATATGGTGGTGCTTGTAATGCTACTATAAAAATAACTAGTTTAACACTATCTATTGATGATAGAATGAAATTAATAGAATTATTAAATTTATGTTTTAGTCATTATTATAGATGGCAATATTATTATACATTTGATGATGGTACATTATTTAATATTACCCCAAATGCAGGTACATTATCATTTGGTGGGGATGTAGAGGAAGCTAATACATCAAAAACATCTATGATATATGCTAATACATTAACTATGGAATCATTTATTGAATATACTTGGACAAGTACAGAGGTAGTTGAGAGAATTAATCATACTAATATAACAGCTGAAGTATTAGAACCAGATTTAACTGAAATTATTGATAATGAATATATTGATGAAAATGCTGAATATTATCCATAATTAATAATTAATAATTCTATTACAGATTAATTTTTCCATGTAAGTGTATTAAATAAAGTTAAAAGTAGAGCATTATTAATATAAAGCTACTGTTTAAGGAGAAAAAGAATGGCCGGATATACATTACCAGGTACTATTTTAACTGAGATAACTCAACCAAAAAGTGTAAATATATCATCAACTCAACGAGTTCCGTGTTTTATTGGAACAGCTAGTGATACTATATTAGTAACAAATGAAGCTGTTGTTAGAACTTCTACTGGAGGAGATATTACAGCAGATTCATTAGCATATACATCTAGTGGTATTTCGGAAATTCTTTATATTGGTAAACAAAGAGGATTAAAAGATATTCTTACACCAACTCATTATTCTCTTTCAAGTACTGGAACAATTGTTTTTACAAGTACTGGATTAGCCTATGTTGCATATCTTTCTACTTATTATGTTACTTATAAATATGATAGACCTTATGATGCTACTCATTTAACTGATACTACATTAAATGATTATCGTTATAAAGAATTTACAAATTTTGAAGATGTTGTAGCTGATCTTGGTGATGATATTCCAGATAATCCACTTGTTATGATTTGTAAATTGGCATTAAAAACATATAATGTTCCTAAAGTTGCTACGGTTCAAGTACCAACTGGTACAGTAACTGATTATACTAATGCATTAGCAATGATTTTATATCGTGATGTTCAAACAGTATGTTGTTTATCTACAAATGCCAGTGTTAGAGCATTATTAAATAGTCATGTTACTGAAAGAAGCTTACCTGATAATGCTAGATATAGAATGGGATGGACAGGAGCTGCTATTGGTACAGAAATAGGATCTGATGCAGATGCTAATTCAATTAGTGGTATTGCTGTAGGATTATTAAATGAATTAATGGTTATAGTTAATGCAACTAGAGCTAAATATTATTATAATGACCCAACTACAAGAGAAGAATTATATACTGTAGTTGATGGTTCTTTTATTGCAGCAGCAATTGCAGCTTATAGAGATTCTTTTTCAGATCCAGCAACTACATTATTAAATAAAACTATTCCTGGTCTTGAATTGTATGAAGAAGATTATGATGATTATTATTCAGAATATATGCTTACTCAAGCTGGTGCAAATAGTGTCTTCTTAGTACAAAATAGTACTGGTGGAACTATGCAAGTTATTGATGATTTAACAACAGATAATTCAACTGTTGAAAGAAATAATATTAATATAATTACTGCAAAACATTATATAGCAAAAGATGTTATTCGTCAAATGAATAGAACCTTTAGAGGTAGATTAATTCTTGATAGAACAACTTATGCAAATACTGTTAAAGGTTATTTAGGAATTATGTTCTCTATTTACAAGAGTGCAGGAATTATAGAAGATGTAGGAACAATAACAGTAACACTTCCGACAACTAACAGAGATACCGTTAATATACATTATGGGTACTATGCCGTGTACACACATAAATACACAGTAGGTACTTATTCATTAGAGGTATAAAAAGTACTTGACAGTATCTACCTATTATGATACAATGGACTCACCTTGAAAAAGGTGAGTTTTTTATTATATAGGGGATATTATTGTGAAAGAAAAAGAATGTAAACATTGTGGAACAAAGGAAAATTTAAGAACTAATAAAAATGGTGGTATTTATAATTGTTGTATACATTGTTATGAGACTATAGAAATACCAGATCAGATGAAAAAAACTAAAGAAGCTCTTTTAAACAAATATGGAGTAACTGATTTAGGTGAATTGAGAAAAAAAAGACTTATAGAAAATCCTCCTAAAGAAAAAGAAAAAAAACAGGTTATTTGTAAATATTGTGGATCTTTAAATATAGTTACAAAACAAACGAATAAGAGATTTATAGAATATTCTGTTTGTAAAGATCATTGGGAGAAATATCAAAAAGAAAAATATGAAGTAAGGAAAAAAACAAATAAAGAAAAATTTAATGTTGAGAATCCAATGGATTCTTTAGAAATTATAATTAAACATAATAAAAATATTAATAATAAGAGTATTGAAGAGAAAAAATTAATAGAAAATAAAAGAATAGAAACAAATAGAAATAACTATGGAGTTGATTATCCACTTCAATCTTTTGATATACAAAAATCTCATATTGAAAATGTATTTAATAAATATGGTGTACAAAATGTAATGCAAGTACATAAATTTAAAGAGAAACAAAAACAATCTATATTAGAACATTATGGTGTAGATAATCCTTTTAAAATAACTGGAGTAAAAGATAAAATTAGAAAAACTAATTTAGAAAAATATGGATATGAGTTTCCAAGTCAATCTTCTACTATACAAAATAAAATTTTAATATCACGAAGATCTACTTATTGGGATAAATTTATATATTTATTATCATTAAAGAATCTTGAACCATTGTTTTCTAAAGAAACATATATTACATCTAAAAATTCTTTAGACTATAAATGTTTAATTTGTAATAATATTTTTTCATCTAAAGGCACAGAACCACAACGTATATCATGTGGTTGTTATTCCAAAACATCTTCTTATGAATATGAAATAAGAGATTGGTTATCTTCTTATAATATTATAAATATTGTAAGAAATATAAGAAATTTAAATGAACAACATTTAAAATATGAAATTGATGTATATTTACCAGATTATTCTATTGGAATTGATTTTCATGGATTATATTTTCATTCATCTTTAATGAAAGATACTTTATACCATTTTAAAAAATATGATTATTTTAAACAAAAAAATATTAAATTTATTCAAATTTTTGAGAATGAGTGGTTATCTAAACAAGATATAGTTAAATCAATAATTCTTAATAAATTAGGTAAATCTGAAAAGATATATGCTAGAAAATGTATACTTAAGGAAGTTTCATATGAAGAAAGTTTAGTATTTTTAAATACAAATCATATACAAGGATATACTCCAGCATCTATAAAAATTGGATTATATTATAAAGATGAATTAGTTTGTATAGGTACATTTGGTCAAAATAGATTTAATAAAAAAGATAATTCAATAGAATTAATAAGATTTGCTAATAAAATGGGTATTACTGTTATTGGTGGTTTTCAAAAAATATTATCATATTATGAAAAAACATATACACCACTAAAATTAATTAGTTTTGCTGATTTAAGATATTTTTATGGAGAAAGTCTTATAAAAACAGGTTTTTCTTTAGAAAAAGTAACAAATCCTAATTATTTCTATTTTAAAAAACAAGATCCTTCAAAATTATATTCTCGTAGGGAGTTTCAAAAGCATTTATTAGCTAATAAACTTGATATATTTGATCCTGTATTATCTGAGTATGAAAATATGTTAAATAATGGATATTTACGTATTTTTGATGCTGGAAACCTAAAAATGGTTAAAAATTATACTTAAATAACCTAGTTTTTTTCTTATTTCTAACTTAATTTTATCTTAAAATTACCCCTATATTGAGCATCTTTATTATAAAAGATACTTTTATAGGGGTAACTTACATGGGTGATTATACAGTACAAGGTAGTAGATTATTACCATTACATAATATAAATGAATCGGCAACTACTCCCCATTCATCAATACAATCAATTACAATGGGTATTCGTATTGGCAATCAAAAATTTGCCATAGGATATATCAATAAATTTTCATTTGAGATGACAAGGGATCAAAAAACAATTTATCAAATTGAACCATATCCTGATATTATGGGAGATGATTCTGCTCCTGCAGGTATTGCGACATCTTTTACTTCAAGAAGATTTGATGAAAATACAAGATATTGGCCAGGTGAAGCAATTGAAGTTATTCCAGGTAAGATGCAACCTCTTAAATTAACCTTGGAAAGATATTCATTATATACTGCTAATCTCATGGCTGCTGTTACTCGTGCATCAGGATCTGGAGTTTATGATCCTCTTGAAGTAGCTCCTAATTTACAAGAAACTGCTCCTGCAATTATCAAATATATTAGTATATTACAACAAGTAAGACCATTTGATATTTATCAAATTTTTGTATCACCTATAACAGGCGGAGTTCTTTGGGGAAGAAAATTTGGTGGATGTTGGTTTACTAAAATTGGTGAGGTTTCACCAGAAGCTGAAAAAAATGAACCACTGCTTGAGCAAGGAGAAATCCAAGCTACTTATATTCGTCCTCTCACCTCTTCTTTAGGTCGTTAATCTAGATTCTAAAACCCCCCAGAATACTGGGGGGTTTATTAAATAAAATAAAAATATGAAGGAGTACTTAAATGATACCAAAGGAAAGATCAATTCGTCAAGCTATTGAAGAATTAGATAAAGATGATTTTTTAACTGGTGAAGATATAAACCAGATTAAACCTCAAATTCCAAATCCACACGCTCAAAAACAAAATGTTTTTCAAAACCCAGCCTTAAATGTCCCAGATTTACACAAAGAACAAATTGAATCTCCATTAAAAGAAAGAAAAGAAGCAATGGAAAAACCTATTATATCTCACGCTCAACTTAGAGATGAATTAATAGACGAAAGAATCCAACAAGATATTCTTTCTGTAAAAGGAATATCTGATAAAAAAGTTTCTACACCAAAAGATATTTTAAAACAATTAATTGTACGTGGTGATTATCAAGAAACAATAGAATATTTGGGTTCTAAATGGACATTAAGAGCACTTGATCAAAGGGATTTATTATTAGCATCAGAATTAATTAATGAAGATGCTGGTACAGATATGGCTAAAATGTCTTATTTTGTTTTTGTTCAAGTTTTATTTTCTATTGAAGCTATTGATGGTGTTTCTATTTATGAAATGTTTCCAGATATAAAACCAATTGATTTTAAAACAAGAGAACAATTTAATTTAAGAATAAGAAATGCTTTAAAATCTTATTTAATGCATGTAGCTCCACAAATTATTGATGATTTTTATACAGAATATAAAAGAATTGAAAAAGTTAGAAATGATGCATTGAGTGATTTAAAAAACTCATAAGTCATCCAATTGAATCCTGGAACGATGTTTCAGAACTATTGGGTGACGAATTAATAAAGTATTATGTTTGTACATACAATAAATGGAATCCTTATTCAGAAGAAATAAAGAATATTCCTGATATTTATTGGATGATACAATTTCAAATGGTTCAATTAGCTAATAAAAGATTATGGGAAGATTTTTATAGACCTTCTGCTGAACTTACTGGTCAAATTACTAATCCTCAAGTATTTAAAGCTTATTATGATCATATGAGAAGACAAGAACGTAGAAAGAAAGAAAAAGAAAAAGCAGGAAAAGATAGTTCTTTTTATTATGAAAATAAAGAAAAAGATATGAATTCTGAATACACTTATTCAGAAGCAGAAGCAAATGCTCATTATGATCCAACTTTAGGATTTGTTGATGAAAAAGGAAAAGTTATTATTCCTAAAGATGAATGTGATTCTATGATTGGGTTTGATGGAGCAATGATTTCTTATTAGAAATCAGAGGTAAAAAATGGGTAATATTCTTGGAAAATCATTAGCCGCTACGTCAAAAGTAGATCCATCTACTTTTGGTGCTCTATTTGAAAAAACAGCTTCTGAAATAGGAAAGGGTTCTAAACCATTTATAAGAATTTTTGGTGAAGGATCAAAAGATCTTCAAAATGTATTTAAATCAGGTACTGGAGGAATACAAACTGCTTTAAGTGGTCTTGAGAAAGTAATAGGTTCTTTAGTAAATTTCTTTACTGGTGCAATAGTTAAACTTGCCGGTGCTTTCTTAGAAGGAATGAATGTTGCGAATAAAATGTGGCAACAATCATTTCAAGGTGTTGATTCCACCATGAAAGCATTTAAAAATCAATTATTAGCTCCTATGGCTAATACTGCAATGGGCAAAGTAATGAATAGTTTCATGGATAATTTGATTACATCCATGATGTTTAGATTTGAAGAAGGATTAAAATGGAGAGAAACTAGACAAGCAGCTGCAATACAAATGGGAACAGGTTCTCCCGGAGCAGGTTCATTTGCTAGTGGTGTAACAAAATGGAATTGGGCATTGGGTCGTGGTCCTGCAGCGGAAGCTGGTGCAGCAATGGCTGGTCAAGGTTTTACAAATATAGCTGTTTTTGATAAAATGCTTGGTATGAGTAAGCAAATGGGTATGAATATGCAGGAAGCAGCTAAAGAATTAAGATCTTATGCAGCTACTGGTTTAGAAGCTTCCGATGCAACTAAAGTTATGGAAACCAACTTTAGAAAATTACAAGCAGCTGCAGCAGGAACCACACTTCCAGTAAAAGAAATGTCTGGATATGTAACCCAAGCAGCTACTGCAGCTAGATTTATGAATGTTGATATTGGTTTAGTTGGAACAGCTATGTCTGGATTAGTAAAACAGAGTAAAGAATTATCTGGTTTTGGTTTAGATATGCGTATACATGGTCAAGGCATATTAAAAGATTTTACTACTGGTGGATCTAAAATGACTGATGCTATGTATTCTTTTTATGGATCTAAAGGTGGAACAGAATCAAAAGGTGTTGGTTATGATTGGATGGCTGGTCGTTATGGAGAAAAAGCAGCTTCTTCTATAACAAGAACTGCGGGGGGTGGGTTCTCTTTTGGTGGAGAAGATGTTATTTCTGGCAATAAAGGAATGGAAAATCGTTTACGTGTTCAATTAAAAGTTATGCAAGATGCAGCTGCTGGTGCTTCTGATGCACAAGAAGCATTTTTTATGATGAAAAAAGTAGGAGAAGAAACACTTGGTTTAAGTGAGGAGGCAGCAACTGCTTTAGCTGCTGGTGGAGAAGAAGGATTAGATAAAATTCTTAATAATGGTGCATTATCTTCTGAATTTAAATCTACTAATCAAATAATGGGTGAATTACAAACATCTGGTGCAAGAACAGAACAATTGCAACGTTTATTAGTTAGCCTAAATATGAAACAATTAGATGTAGCTTTATTACTTCCTGTAGCATTAGAAGGATTGGGGGAGTATATTAAAACAGGAAAAAAAGATAAAATATCAACTGTTGCTACTAGTGGATTAGATCTTTTTGGAGATATGTTTAAAGAAGGAACAGAAGTAGCAAAATTATTAAAAGGCACAGATCCAGAAACATTTAATAAAATGCAAGCTTTGGGGAAGAAATTAACTGGTAGTGTAAAAGCAAAAGCAGAAGGTGGCTCAGTTTTATCAGGATCTTCCTATTTAGTAGGAGAAAGAGGACCAGAAATATTTAGTCCAGAATCTTCTGGAAATATTATACCAAATAATCAAATAGGTGGATCAAGTGGAGGAGTTACCATTAATTTAGCTGTTTCCGGTTTTTCCAATGAGACTAAAGATGTTATTACCAAGATGATAATAGATAAGATGAATAGTATTTTAGGATAATGGTATATTATTATGTATAAACTTCCATCATTACCAAATTCAGTTGTAAATGGAGTATATAATTATCTTCAATATCAAACACCTTATTCTGATGTTGGACCAAAAGGATTTACCCCATTTCAATTCTCATCTAGTAGACTTCAATCAGATACTACCCAATTTGGTGGTATCATACCATCTAATCCAATAAGTAGTACAGTAGCAGAGGGGTCTAAAAGTTGGTATGAAATGTGGATAAATCCAGAAAAAGTGTCTTTATCTAGACAATTTCAAGTTAGAGAAGTACATACTGCTGGTTCTATTGTAGCGTTTCATTATAGACCACAAACAATAAAGATGCATGTTGAAGGAGCCGTTGGTTGGATAGCAAGAGGACCTTTTGATGAGAATTCAAAAGCATCTTTATTTACAAATATGTCTAGTAGTCAAAGTACTGTTGGTTTAACTAGTAATAGTGAAGATAATTCTCCTAGAATATTTTTGAAACGATTAAGAGATTTGGCAGAAGATCCTGCATATTATCTTGGAACTGATGGTGTAGAACATTATAATATTAAATATATTAAAATATATACAAAACAATATCCTCAAGGTGTTCAATGTGAAGGATATTTTACTAAGTTTGATGTTCCTGAATCTGGGGATGATGCACAAACTATTACATATAATTTTGATTTTACTATAGAATCATTATCAGCTATAACTGAAATGAAAAATGTTTTAGGTATGTTTAGTTAAATGGGAATTTTAGATAAAACATCTAATTTTATATTAAATCAAACTACAGCATCTATTTATGGTGCTTTTCATCAAAGTTTTGATCAAACAGAATTTGAAAGAGATCGTGAAGATGGAGTTACTATATTAGATTTAACTCCAGATTGTCGTATTTTTGTTAGTGGAGTAGAAATAACATCTGATATAGATAATGTAACTGTATCTCATTCTACAGAAGGTAGTAAATGTACACTAACATTAAATAATCCAAGAGGTAAATATGAAATTACCAAAATGGATTTAATGAAGAAATGGAGAGAAGATAAGGATATATTAGCTACTTATAATTATGAATATATTCAAAAACAAAATCCTTTAAATTGGGATAATTTAGCCCAAAAGATAGGAACAAGTACTTTAGGTGCTCAAGCAGGTAATTATATAGGTAAATCTATAGATTTGGCTAAACAGGGGTATGATCTTGTTGGTGGTTTTGTTGGAACTGTTCCAAAAGTTCGTGGTGTAACTAGAATGTTATTTGAGACTAAGTTTTATAGTGGTATTAGTAGGAGAATAGGTGATATTGTTTTTGATTATAGAGATCCAGTAATGGTTTTTATGAAAGGACGTTTTAGTCCTTATTGGTATTTTGTATTTACTGGTATAATTATATCTTATAGTGACGTAGATGCTTATGGAGAATCAAATAAAATTACATTAAATTGTGAGGATACTTTATCTATTTGGAAAAGGACTAAGTTACTTACACAAGCTGCTTTTTATAGTATGTCTAACTTAGAAAATAGATTCTTGAATACTAATACTTCAACAAAATCAAGAGTAACTGATTTTGGAACTAATATGACGTTTCTTAATATGATAAAATGTGTAGCATTTAGTGCTGATTATGGACAAAATGTATATAATTGTCATATTACTAAGACTAGAGACACAAAGAAATTAATTGATATAGGAAGAACATCAGAATATCTTAGATTAAAAAATCTTATGCATAAGGGTGCTAAGATAGATAAAGATATGAAAGTAACTTCTGAGAACTTTTTAACTAAAGTATATAAAAGTGCAACAGAACCAATATCAGGAGAAATTTCAGGAAAAATTGGTTCATCTACAATACAATATAAAGATGATGATGATAATATAATATTTAAAAACGGACCGAATGAATATCCATTAAGTCCTGCTTCTGCAATATATTTTCAATTAAATGATCTTTCTTTTGCATCTGGATCATTTGATGGGAAAACAATTAATAGAGCTTTAGATTTATCTGTAAGATATTGGGAATCTGATCATGAAGTTAAAAAATCTTTTGATGTAGAAAATGCAGTAGGTACTGGTTGGAAAGATAAGAAAGCATTTGGTATTTGTGGTGTAAATCCAGCAATGAAATATGCTTTTTTAGATAATTTTAATGTTTTAGAAAAAATTTGGTCAGAATATTACAATAAAGGGGCAAGTAGTGTAGAAAACTGTGTTTTAACTCTTTATGATAGAATTTATGAAACAGTGGTTGGATCTCCTACTGAAATGATATTAGATGGTTCACATAGTAGCAGTAATGCCAATCCTATTGGTACAAATTTAAATTTATTTAGACCAAGATTATTTGTTCTTTCTCCAAATAAATATGCTGGAAAAAGAAAATTATCTGGAGATTTCCAAAATTTAGGTAAATTATTTGAGGAATCTTCTACTACATATTATGAGTTTTTAAAAACAAAATTAAGAACAATAGAATATAATATGTTTTCTTCTCCTTGTGGGGATGTTTTTATTGAACCCGATTTATATGATTTTCATCCATTAGAATTTTCTGAAAAGATTGAATCAAGAAGTATTATTAAATTAAGTGATGATATTGAATTTACCTCTAAAGCAACTGTTGATTTAATTAGTCCAGATGCAGATTCATCAACAGAACATACAACAGGTGATTCTACAGAAGATCTAGGAGATAATGCTCCAACTTCTGCAGCAGCTACAACAAATTCAGAAACTGTTGGTGGTGAACTAGCTTCTGGTGATATACCATCTCAACCAAGAATGGTAAAAGTTGCTGGTAAAGCATACATGTTTAATCCTAAAGCAAATCATCCATATTTTATTATGGAAAAAGATAGAATACGAAATACTTATGAATTTAGTGTTGATAAAATTGTTTCTCTTGTTGAAGTTGAGGGTGGTAAGACAATGGGTGGGGGTGTTTTTGAGGGAGTATATAATACTCCAGAATCAAAACAATTTATACGATCTGCTAAAGGAATGACTGAAGGAAATGCTGCACAAGTAAAAAAAGGTACAGCTTTTAATATAGGAAGATATATTGCAGATGGTTTTGATTCTTTAACTCATTTAGGATCATCAATAAAAGAAGAATATGAAAATGAGAAAAAAACGGCTGATGAACTATTACAAAAAATGAAAGATTATGTTTTTATTAAATTAATTACTGAAGAGATTGATATAACTATAAATGATCTTGTTAGTAGTTTTGCAGTTGCTATTGATAATATAAAACCAAATGCAAATAAAACAGTTCAAGATTATCAAAAAAATTGGAATACTATTGTTCAAAGTAAAGTAAATCAATATCTAGCAAATAGAGATGGTGTAATTGATGATACAACTTCCATTGCTTTAATTAATGAATTTGGTAAAAATATAAAAGTTGCAGCCGGACTTGCTGAAAATTCTATTAATGTAAATGAAATGAAAACTAAAATATTAGATAAAAAAGCATCTGATTTTATTCTTATTAATAAAAAAACAAAAGCAGCTAAAGATAAAGAATTTGAAGATCTTGTTATAGAAATAAGTAAATTAAAAACAAAAAAAGATATTGCTACAAAAGGACTTTCTGATAAAACTTCAGATTATGATATTGATTCATTAGTTACAGATGCATATGAATCTGGTGTTTTTTCTTTTGATTCATCCACAGAATCAAAAAGTTTATTATTGGGTTCTATGCGTGGTATTGTAAGTGATTTATGTCTTATGTATGAAGGGTATTTAATTGGTTGGGAAGATGATGAAACTTTTTCTAAAATGGCAAAAGATCTTGATGAGTTTGAGAAAAAATTATTTTTTCCAAGACAATTTCGTGCAATGACTATAGCAGATTTAAGAAAATTTCAAAAATTAAATTATTATAATCCAAGAGAAAATTTGATTGCTTTATATGGATATAAAAGAATGGAACCAATTAAGAATGAATATATTCGTTCTGATGGGGAAGCAGATACATATGCTAGACATATTTTTAATCGTATTTTAGGAGACTCAAGATCTATTAATATAAATATGATAGGAAGACCAGAATTACAATTAAACAGACCATATTATTTTGAAAGAAAAGATTGTATTGGATTATTACAAAATTTTAATTTAAGTTATAAATATGGTAGTGAATTTACATCTACAGTAACATTACGTTATATTAGAAATAATACTTTGTCTTATGATTATACTTTAGGGGATTTAGACGCAATTAGAGGTGATCATAATAATACATATTTTGCTAAAGAAGGACGAACTTATTTACAATATAATAATACTCAAAAAAATATTAATAAAAAAATAGGAACTTCTGTTAATAAAGCTATTGGTGGAACTATTGGTTCTTTGGTTGGTAGTGGTACTGAAGATATATTAGATAATATACAATTAGGTGGTTTATATTCAGCCCATGATTTCTTAGGTCATATGAATTATGATGATAGAGGAAGAGAGCCAATAATAACTATTGATGATAATATTTCTGGAACATTAAATAAATTATTTCCACCAATAAATTCTTCTACTATTATTGATTTATGTAAACGTATTGAAAATGCTATGAAATCTTATAAAGAAATAGAAGATGATTTAGAAACTTTACAAAAACAAGAAAAAGAAGATGCTAATAAAAAAGTTGAACAAACTAATAATGATATAAATCAAGAAAAATCAAATGCTTCTAAATCTTCTACACAAGCAGATAGGGTTAAATCATTATTAAAAATTAAAAAATTACAATCAAAACTTAAAAAAGAATATCTTATTCTTAAGAATATAGAAGCAAAAATAATTTCAAATAAACAAAAACAAACTAATTTACAAAATACATTATATGGTCTTTTATTACACCCATCTAGAGGGGGAAAAGGAGTTATTAAACAAAGTCAAGCATTAACTAATTCTATTGTGAAACAATATAAATTAACACAAGAGAATCGTAAAGAACAATATGGATTATTTTATTGTTTATTTTGTACCCATGTGTCAACAGTTAAAATTCAAGTTGATAATCCCGACTTTTCAAAATTACTGGTTTGTTGTGATAATCCAGAAGGAGTTGGAACAACTGCTTTATTTAAGGGAGTTGAAAATCCTCCATCTACTAATTTAAAATATTATATAAAATTAAGGGAATAATTATGCCTTTATTTGAACGTTTTGTAAGTGCAGTAGGAACAAGTCCAATTAATGAGGTTAGAGCAGAGGTATCTGGTAATAGATTGTGTTATGGCTTAGTTACTGGTTATGACTTTGAAACCCAAAAAATGAAAGTTGATAAATTTTATTGTGGAAAAGCTATTCCAGTAGAAAATGTTTATTTAAATACACAATTAGCAGATACGGGATATGGATTAAGAATAATTCCAATAGTAGGAGTTACTATGATATTAATGTATCAAGTAACTCAATCTGATTATATTCATGTTGGTTATTATTATGGAGATGTTTCACAATTATTTTCAGATCGTAAGGAAGAAAAGGAAAATTCTACTGATGCAGTATTATTACGTTATTTAGAGGGTGGAGAAGTTCAATTAGTAGCATTAAATAAAAATGAAATATATTTATCAAATGATGGGAGTGTTTTATTAAAATCTCAATATAATGCTTCTTTAAAACTTGATAATGTTTTACATAGATTAGAAGGTAATTTTGCTAATTTAAAATATGAAATGGATTCTGTACGAGAAAGAGCTGGTAATATACTTCGTCCAACAGTACCAGATACTCTTGAAGAAGATTTTATTTTATTAAAAGATGAAGAAGTAACTAAAGAAAGCTCATTAGAAAAAGATCAAGATTATACAGAAATAACGGGTCTTAAAGAATGGAGAGTTGATGTTGGTACAGAAATAGATCCAGAAACTGGTGTAGATTATACTACAAAAGATAGTAAAGGCAGAGCAATGTATCCTTCTGTAGGATATATTGCAATGGCTGATAAAATGGTTACTGAAAATGGAGAAGAAATAAAAATACTTGATAAAAGTATTAATTTTAAATTAAGATTGGCTAATGGTTGTAGTTTAGTAGTAGATGAAGAAGGATCATTTTTTATATTAGATGATATAACAGGTAATTTTACTAAATTTGCTATTGGGGATGATGCAGAGAAGTCTTTACGAGTTGGTGATAATATGTTTATAATAAACAAAGAGGATGGTGTTTATATAAAGCATGAATCTGGTTCTTCAATACGATTTGATCCAGATGGTAATGTTCAAGTAAATGATAGTGGCGATGCTAATGGTCAAAATGTTAATACTGTAGTAATGACCGCAGGAAAAGGTATTACAATAACAACTTCTAATGATCTTGTTTTATCAGCAAATAAAATAGTTTTATTACCAAAAGATAATATTTATATAGGAGATCCTTTATCAGCTGCTGATAATTTATTAACATTAAGTGGTTTTGGAATGAATGTATTTAATGGTCATATACATCCAGCTACAAGTGCTTTTGGACCAGTAACTGTTTCACCACCAACAAATCAAGCTACTGCAAATAATTCATCTGCTAAAGGAATAGTAGTTACTTAGGAGAATATTTATGGCTATAAAATTTCCATGTCCAGGTTGTCAAGTAGCCTGTGAATTAACGATACCAATACCATTGGCACTGCCAAATCCTTTTCCTCCAACATTAGGTATTCCTAGTTTTCCACCATCAATTCCTGATTTTGAATTACCAGATATACCAGATATACCAAATTTTCCTTTTAATTTAGCAGAATTATGTCCTAATTCAGGTAGAAAAGAATAATGAGTACTAAAAATATTATATTAAGTGGCAAATATTTGAGAATTGGACCCGTTTGGTCTGCTTCTGGTTCTTTAAATACACCACGTTTTGGATTAGCTGGATGTGGAACTCAATCTGCAACAGTATCTTTTGGTGGATATGCTACAGATTCAGATCCATATGCTGATGATTATGTATATACAGAAAAATTTAATGGATCTACCTGGTCAAATTCGGGAAATTTAAATACAGGTAGGGCTGATTTAGGAGGATGTGGAGTTCAGGATGCAGCAGTAAGTTTTGGTGGTATTACAGAACATTGGACAACAAGAATTGATGATCCTGATTATGATCCAAATGAAACTATTATAAATCCTTCTCCACCTCCAGCAACAATTCCTAATCCAGATTATCATCCAAATCAATATTTAGATACTGATAATCCTGCGGTAGTTTCATTAGTAACAGAAACATTTAATGGAACTACATGGTCCAATTCAGGAGATTTAAGTATTGCTAAATATAAATTGGGTTCAGCAGGAAGTCAATCTTCAGCATTAGCAATTGGTGGTAGTTCAAATCAAACTAGTGGATTAACATCTGTTTCTTCGTTTAATGGGTCTAATTGGTCTAGTCAACCAAGTTTAAATATAGTTAGATGGAAATTAACTGCTTGTGGTATATATAATGCAGCATTAGCAATTGGTGGTAATGATACAACTGCAATAAAAACAACAGAAAAATTTAATGGAATAGCTTGGTCTACTGGTGGTACTTTAAATTATGATAGAGCAAATTCTGCTGCATCTGGAACAAAAAATTCAGCATTTGTTTGTGGAGCAACGCCAATATCGGCAACAATGGAGAGATTTGACGGTGTTACTTGGACAACTGATTCACGATTAAATTTACTTACTGGAAGATCTTCATTAGGAGCATCTGGAACTATTGATTCTGCATTAAATTTTGGTGGTTATACAGGATCAGTTAGTACAGGAATAACCGAAAAATTTACTGAAACATATCCATTATTGGGTGTTTCAACAGTTTCACAAAAAGTTATTTTAAATATTATGACAGGATTAAGGGCTTTTTATGTTACAAGTACTGGAGTTCATTATAATTTAAGTTTGGATAGAACTGCTTATACTACTTTTCAAACAAATCTTGGACTTTTATTTACAAATAATAATTTTACTAATTTAGGTACAATAGTTACTACATTTCTAAAGACGTTTTATTTAACTAGAGTATCTTTAATTAATACTTCTACAGGTACTTTAGTAAAAACAAATAGTTTATTAACATTTAATGGAGCAGACACAGCTTTTGAAACTGCTTGTACTGCTTTTATAGGTTTTGATTGGGATACTTTTGTTGAAGAATTTTTTATAGAATTATGTGTTTTATTATTTAATGGAGAAATAACTTCAATAACAAGTCCTATTAGTCTTGCATCTCTTCCTTTAGAATATGAATTATAGGAAAATAATATGTTAACATTAACTGAAGCTGTAGCAGAAATACCAAAAATAGAAAGAAAAGATATAGTTACTACTTTAGATATTGCCGATGAAAACACTACTTTTGTTAGAAGAAGATTATATCATATTTCTGAATATTTATTAAAAAGAGAAGAACAAATAACAAAATTATCCCAGAATTTATTAGATGAAATAGATGATAAAGATTTTATTAATCAATTTAATTCATATTCATCTATTACAGCACGATATCGTGCTAAAGATTCAGAATTAAGTCCTATATTAAATATAGTTAATATAATTTTATCTATTAGATTAAGTAAATCTAAGATGTATGTTAGAGAAGCAATTGAAGTTACTAAGAATATATCAGAAATAGCTCTTGAATTAGATATGTTAGATACGGATAATGACGAATCTATTGTATCTCAAATAGATGAAGCCAAAACTGCATTAAATTCATAAAGAGGTTTAATTATGGCTGTTGGATTACAAATAGTTGAAGGTGATATAGTATTTAATGAGAGTGGTTGTTTAGAAATATTAAATCCAGCTCAAAAATGTAGTAGAGATTTTAGTAAAATGCTTATAACTGAAAGTGAAAATGATAATAATACAACATCATATTATAGATATAATCCTTCTTATGGAACAGACTTAAATAATAAATTATTATATGCTGGTTTATCTAGAGTAGGTGTTCATGATATGATGATTTTTAAATTAAATGCATCTATTAAAAATTATTTAGTACAACAAGAACAAAGAAGAAATCTAGATCTTGAAGAGATAATAACTGGTGTAAATTTTGAAGTTTTATTTGATTCAGATGATTTAAGAAAATTATTAGTTGATATTAGATATTCTACATTAAATGAAACAAATACCTCATTAGGACAATTTATACAGACAATAGGATAATTCCATGATTACAAAAACAATTGATGATTTACGTACAGAGGTAATGACTGAATTACTCAATCATTTACCAAATCTTGATTTGACAGAAGGAACACCAGAACGAGATTTATTTGTAGAAGCTCCTATTTCTGGTCAATTAATTCCAGCTTGGGATGAATTAATATATGTATCTAAATCATTTGCTCCTATTTTATTTTACAATGATTTAACATCTGAAGATATTAAAACTTATATGGCAAATTATAATGTAGCTGTATTAGCATCTACATATTCATCAGGAGTTGTTACATTTTTTACTACTGTTACACCAACAACTGATATTACAATAGAAAGTAATACTGTAGTTAGAACTAATAGTGCTACACCAGTTGATTTTGTTGTAGATGGTAGATATGTTATGTATTCTTCTATAGCTTCATCTTATTATAATTCGGTAAATAATAGATGGGAAATTAATTGTAGAGTAAAAGCTTTAAATCCGGGTCCTGCTTATAGAGCTGGTTCTGGGGCTGTTACAGTCATGGTATCATCAATTACAGGTATAACAGGATGTGTTAATACTGACGCAATATCTGGTGGTCAAGATGAAGAATCTCTTGAAAGTGCTTTAAAAAGAGTGGTAGATAAATTTCAAGGAAGAGGTTTAGGAAGTACTTTAGGATTAAAAGCATTTGTTCAATCATATGTAGAAGCTGTTAATGTTGTAGGAGCAAGAGAACCAGAAATGCTTCGTGATGAGGGATATGGTGGAATGATAGATTTTTATATTATTGGATCTGAATCTACAACACAAACAGATACATTTACTATTAGTTCTACTGGTTTAGATAGTCCAACTTTAGTAACATATACTAATAATTCTGTTTTATTAACAAAACAACCAGTATTGAATGTTACGTCTGTAATAAAAAATAATATTGTATTATCTACTGATTATTGGGATTTAACTAAAGATACTGGTATTTTAAAAGAATCTACACAAGGCTATGATAAAATAACATTAACATCTGCAGGAATTGAAGATACAGGAATAGGCAGTTCAACTGGTTATTTTGTGGATGGAGATGAAATAGAGGTTACTTATTTATATAATTCATTATTAGAGGATATAGAAACAGATTTAAATACAACTACAAATCATTATATGAATAGAGATTATCTCGTTAGAAGTATGACAGAAGTTACAATAGGTGTTGCTTTTAGATTTAAAGAATTGGCAGGTCAGATATTTTCTACTGTTTCTGCTGCTGTAGAGTTAGATGTAGCATCTTTCATTAATGATATTTTAAATAATGGATCTGTTGAACGAGCAGATATTGTTGGTGTAGCTAAACAAAATTCATATGTTGATAATATAGATTTAGATAGTGTTGTTTTAACTGCTACTGGAGGTGGTGTAGTAACAGCTCAAGGAGATGTTACTTTAGGTAAAAATGAATATCCAGCAGCTGGAACCATTACTTTAACTCGTTGGACTAATTAAAATTAATAATTTAAATTAAATATATAAATTTTTCCTGACAAAATATAAAATTTTATTGACTATTTTAACCTTATATACATACTATACATTAATTTAGTATTATATAAGGTAAAATATGATAAAAAAAATAGCAATAATATCACCAGACACTATTCCAATTTTATTAACAAAAAATGCTCCAGAATTCATATCTATATCTAATAAAAAGTATTCATTAAAAGATAAATGTACAAGAGCAAATAGTTCTGGATTAAGATGTTGGAATATTGCAAACATTTTATCTAAAGATCCAGATTTTTTAGTAACAATTTTTGTACCTAGTATTAATTTTCCTGGCAGAGAAAATATTGATTTTTCTACTATAAAATTTGATATTCAACCATATGATCTTGATTCTGCTACATGGGATTGGAGTGAAGAATTAGATAGAAAATTGTTTAAGCAAGAATTTAATTTTGTAATAATTCAATCTTCTTATGGTGTTGGTTTTTTAAATTGTTCTGTTCTTCCTAATTCTATTAATGTTATTCTTGATGGATATTCTCCTATATTAGCCGAACTTCCTTGTGCTTTAATAAGAAATCAAAATGTTTTTAAAAAAGTATATTGGAAGCGATTTTATGAACAATATATAGCTCTTTTAAAAAGAGCTAATTGTATTTTATATGCAAATGATTCACAAGCCTCTTATTATGAAGGTCAATTGTTTACTTTAGGTAAACTAGATTGGAGAGCATATCAATTTTCACCTCTTTTAAAAATTCCTTATGGAATAAATAAAAATAATATAAAACCTACAAATAGAAATAATTCTACACTTAAATTATTGTGGTATGGTTCTTTTAAATCTTGGTATTATCCAGAAAAATTAATAGAAATTGCAACAAAAATACCAAATATATCTATTGATTTTGTTGGAATTATTCATCCAAGAAATAATAAAAGTTATTTTTCTTATTTTAAGAAATTTTTTACTAATCATAATTTAAAAAACATTTCTGTTATAGAAGAATATCAAGATACTGAAATAGATTATAGTGATTATGATGCTGGTATTTTATTATCTCGTGATTGGACTGAAGAAAAATATTCTGTTAGAACACGTTTATTGGATATGCTTTCTCATGGTTTGCCGATATTGACAAATAAAACTAATCCATTGTTTTATGAATTATATAAAATAACAGATTCTTTATATCCAATTTCTATAGAAACTATTGAATCTGATTTAAATAAATATTTAAGTATTAAAAACACAATTAAAGTATCAGAAGATTCTTTTAAATACCTACAAGATACTTTTAATTGGGAAGTTGTTTTGGAACCATTAAAAAATTATATAAAAATATTTTAGATAGTGTAATAGTAATATGATACGAATTTTAGCATTAGTTGAAGGAAATACCCCATCTACAGAACTTGTTATAAATCAACCATTACGGTTTTTATTGGAACAAGAAAAAATTATATTTGAAGTAAGATATATTAAAGAAGTTATACATAATATAGTTTATACTAATTTTAAAGCATATGATGTTGTTATGTTTTTAAGAGTATGTTCAGAATATTCAAGTACTACTTTACTTTCAAAAATAAAAAATGCTGGATGTAAGACAATCTATTTATTAGATGATTATTTTCCATTACTTCCACAAAATTTTGATATATCAATACTTTATAATAATTTTAATTGTAAAATTGGAATTGAAAATTTTTGTAAAAATTGTGATAGTGTTATAACATTCTCTGCTTCTACTTTTAATTTATTAAAACAATTTAATACAAAAACATATTTATTAAAGGCAAATGTTGATGTTGATTATATAGATAAAGAATATAATAAAATTAATAAAATTAAAACAAGTCCACAGGAAATAAAAATTGGATATGCTGCTATAGATCACCATTATTCTAATTTTAAAATAGCAATTCCTGCTATAAAAAAATTACTTGTTGAATTTCCTAATATAATATTTGAATGTTTTTTTAATTTAAAACCAAAAGAATTTAAGAATTATAAAAATTTTATTTGTATTCCTTATGTATCTGGAATTAATAACTTTTATAAAATACTATTATCTAGAAATTGGGATATTGGAATAGCTCCTTTAATAGAAACTGCATTTAATGAACATAAAACTGATAATAAATTTAGAGAATATGCTGCTTGTAGAATTCCTGGTATTTATTCAGATATTGCTACATTTAATAATTCTGTAATTAATAATATAACAGGTATTCTTTGTAAAAATGATATAGATAATGCTTCTTGGTATAGAACAATAAAGTCTTTAATTATAGATGAAGATAAAAGAAAATTAATTAAAGATACTGCATATAAATATATTGTTGAAAATTATAATATTCCTATTGTAGCTAAAAAATATGAAGAAATTATAAATTCAGTATTAATATGAAGAGGTAATAAATGGCAATTCAAGTTTTAACACCAACATTTGATATAGAGGGTTGTTTAAAAGAAATACGACAATGTTTAGAAAAGGGGTGGACAGGAGTAGGATATAAAACAGTTGAATTTGAAAAGAAATGGAAAGAATATACTGGTTTATCTAATGCTCATTTTTTAAATTCAGCTACTTCTGGACTTCATTTAGCTGTTAAATTATTTAAAGAATTTGAGGGTTGGGAAGATGGAGATGAAATAATTACAACACCAATAACATTTGTTTCAACTAATCATGTTATTTTATATGAGAATTTAAAACCAGTTTTTGCTGATGTGGATGATTATTTATGTTTAGATCCTTATGATGCTGAAAAGAAAATAACTAATAAAACTCGTGCTATAATGTTTGTTGGATATTCTGGTAATGTTGGTCAATATGATAAAATTGTTGAATTATGTAAAAAATATAATTTAAAATTAATTTTAGATGCGGCTCATATGGCAGGAACAAGATATAATGGAGAAATACCTGGTAAAGAAGCTGATGCAATTATTTATTCTTTTCAAGCAGTTAAACCAATGCCTACATTTGATTCTGGTATGGTTTGTTTTAAAGACTCTCAATATGATTCTTTAGCAAGAAAATTTTCCTGGATGGGTATAGATAAAGATACTTTTGCTAGAACTAATGCTGGAATTTATAAATGGAAATATGATGTTCCTTTTTTGGGATATAAATATAATGGTAATTCTATTGCTGCAGCTATTGCTATAGCTCAATTAAAACAATTAGATAAAGATAATCAAAAAAGAAGAGAAGTAGCAGATATCTATAATAATTTTTTTAAAGAATGTCATAATATTACTGTAATTCCAACAACACCTGGTTGTCTGTCTTCACAACATTTATATGTTATTGCAATAAATAACAGAGATAAAATTCTTAATAAATTAAGTACTATTGGTATTAATTGTTCAGTTCATTATATCTGTAATACAGAATTTCCTATGTATTCTTATGCTAAAGGAACTTGTCCAAATGCTGAAAAAATGAGTAATCGTATTATGACTTTACCAATTCATTTACGATTAACTAATGAACAAATAAAAGGAATTTCAAATAATATTAGAATATTAACTAGGAGTATTTAAATGACACCAGAAGAAATAAAAATAATGATGAAAAAAGATCCTTTTATTACTTACTGGGGTACAAATTATTCAAGAAATTTAGAAAAAGGTGTTTTTAATTGGGATCGTGCAAGACCTCTGGTTTTTCTTCAAAATAAAATGCCTTATAATAAAAAACCTATGGTTTTAATTGCAGCAGGTCCTTCATTAGACAAAAACATACATCTTTTAAAAGAATACCAAAATAAATGTATTATTTGCTGTGCAGATATTATTCTTTTTAAATTGATAGAAAACGGTATAAAACCAGATTATGTTTTAAATATAGACCCCAATTTAGAATTAACTTCTGGATGGAGAGATTTAAGGGGTTCTTGGTATCATACGGATAATAGTACTTTAATAGCTCCAACAACAACTCATTATGAATTATTAGAATCTTGGGGAAATGATATTATATTTTATAATCAATCAGATAAACCAGATAACCATAAAGGAGTATTTTTAAAAAAATTAACTCAAACTACAATTGGTTTTGGAACATTAGAAAATAATTATTTTATTGGAGCAACAATGCTACAATTTTCTACTTTCTTTAATCCTAGTGTTGTTATTTTAATGGGATATGATTTTGCTTTTACTGATAATAAAATCTATTGTGATGGTGTTATAGAACGAAAGGCAGCTTTTTTATTAAATTATAGTTTAAACGAAAAAAACAGAATTGATTATATTAATTTATTAAATACTGAAATAATGAAAACATCTGATTTAATAGCCCAATTGGGTGATGAACAAATAAAGACATCACGTTTATTTAAATTATATAAAGATACTCTTAAAGGTTTAATTGATAAATATAGATTGTTGGTAGTTAATTGTACTGGGGGTGGTATTTTTACTGATATTCCAATTCCTCCATTAAATATAGCATTAGATATGTATTGTAAGGAGGAATTTAAAAAATATACTATTGATGATCTATCTCAAATAAAAAGACAAAGAAGGAAAAAAAGATGATTTTATATAATATTCCAAATGTAGATATTGGTTCTATGGCAATGGTTTGTGATTTAGAAAACATATCCTTTGGAAAATATAATGTTATTGATGATTTTGTTTATATTTGTTTAGGAAAGGGTATGAAAATTGGTAATAATGTACATATATCAGCTTTTTCAACTATAACAGGTGGAGAATACTGTACATTGGGAGATTTTTCAACAATATCAGTAGGAAGTCATATTTTAACTGGATCTGATGATTTTGTTGGTTGGGGATTTGGTAATCCAACAACATCAATGAGATTTAGGAATGTAAAAAGAGCACCAGTTTTTATAGGTAAATTTGCTAGAATTGGAGCTAATTCTATAATAATGCCAGGTGTTACGATTGGTGTTGGTTCTACTGTTGGAGCAAATTCAGTTGTAACTAAAGATTTGGAACCTTGGGGGGTTTATTTAGGAAATAAACGAATTAAAAATAGAGATAAAGAAGGTGTTTTAAAAAAATATGATGAATATTTAGAATTTATGAGTAAAAAATAAAAGAGGTAACAATATGTTACAAGAAACATTAGAAGGAATAAAAATTATAAAAAGAGAAATATATAGAGATGAGAGAGGATATTTTTCAGAATTTTATAAAAATACATCTTTTAATTTAAATATAATTAATAAAGAATTTAAACAAACAAACATATCATTTTCTAAAAAAGGTGTTATTAGGGGGCTACATTATCAAATTAATCCATATGCTCAAGATAAATTAATAACTGTAATTAGTGGTAAAATTTTAGATGTTTCTGTTGATTTACGATTTAATTCACCAACTTTTTTAGATCATATGATAGTTGAATTAGATGCAGATAAAAATAATTATAGTATTTTTATTCCTATTGGTTTTGCTCATGGTTTTTTGGCTTGTGAAGATTCTCACATTATTTATCAAACAACCAATATTTACGATAAAATATCAGAAAGATCTATTTGTTGGAACGATCCTTCTATAAATATAGATTGGCCTGTTATTAATCCTTTTTTATCTTCTAAAGATAGATTTGCACCAAGATGGAAAACTGAAGAAATATTTTAATGAAAAAAATAGCTATAATATCTACAGATACTTTACCCCTTCCTCTTAAATTAAATATAAATGATAATTTTATTTATAATAATCAAAATTTTAGTTTAAAAGATAAATGTTCTCGTGCTACTGGTTTAGGGGTTAGAGCATGGAAAATTGGAGAACAATTAGTTAAATATTTTGATACTACTATATTTATACCAAGTATTAATTATCCTGGTGATAATAATATAGATTATTCTAAATCTCCTTTAAATATAAAATTCAATTCATATTCCTATGAAGATAATTTATTAACTTTTGATAATAAACTTTATAAAGAATTATTAAATTTTGATGTAATAATATTAGTCCAAGCTCCTTCAGCACTTTGTTATAATGTTTGTTCTCAACTACCAAAAGGTAAAATTTTTATATTAGATGGATGGGTTCCAGCAATATTAGAATTATCTGAAGGTTTATTAGGATATCCTAAAGAAGATCAATTAAAAACTTTAAATAATTTTATTCCTTCTTATTTAGATCTTATTAAAAGAAGTAATTGTATACTTTATAATGCAGATAGACATTATTTTTATTATGAAGGTATTTTAGCTTCTAATATAGTATCTAATATAATTAATAAAACTAAACTTATTAAATTAAGATTTGGAATAGATGAAAATAAAAAAGTTTTAAAACCTAAAAATGATAAACTTAAATTATTGTGGTACGGTCCTATATATCCTTGGTATAATCCAGAAAGACTTATAGAAGTTATTTCTAAATATCCAAATGAAATAGAATTACATTTTAAAGCAGTTAAACATCCTCGATATACTGGTTCTTATACTCGTGTTTTTAAAGATATATTTTCTAATATTCCTAATAATATTTTAGTAAATGAAGAGTATAATGATAATCATGCTAATTTATATAATTATTATGATGCAGGTATTGTGTTTGCTAAAGATACAACACAAGAACGATTTGCTTTAAGAGCTAGAGTATTTGATATGCTTTCTTATGGTTTTCCTGTAATAACTAATGAAAATAATGCTATTTTTGATGAAATTAATTTAAAAGATTCAATATATCCTATTAACTCCTTTAATTTAGAAGAACAATTATTATTATATGCTGAATTTAAAGAAACTATTATAGTTTCAGATGAGTCATTTAAAATTATTAAAGATAATTTTTTATGGAAAAATAGTATAATTGATCTTGTAAATTATCTTCAAAACCTCTAAAATTTAGGTTAAAAATACGCCTATATTTGACTATTATTATTAAAAGATGTATTGTAAAACCCAATGCTTTAGTTTTGGGATATACGATGCAAAAAATAGATAAATTCTTTCAAATTATATAATTTAATAGGGTGGGGACCACCCAATTTCAAGCCTGCGGAGATGTTATGTTCTTAACTAACTCAATGAAGCAGGAAGCCCCAGTCTTTAGATTTAGGTAGTTCACTAAAAGATGATATGAAGTCTGCAAATTTCTTCTTTGAGTAAAAAATGGACCCAATTACTAGTTTAACAGTAGATTCAATTGAATTAATTGATGGTTTTACAACAGTTGATTTTTCTTTTATAAAACCTGCTGGTACTACTGGTGGCTATTATTTATATATAAGTTCAACTGGTACTGATTTTACTTATATTGATAATAAAGTAGATTCATCTCATTATAGAGATATTTCTATTAGTACATATAATGATTATTATGGTTATACTCATTTTCTTTATACAACAACATCTACTGGCTTACAAGGTAAATTCTTATATTTTTATATTACTGCTCTTTCACCCTCTTTAGAAGAATCCACTTCTTCTGGTATAGTAACAACTACAACACATCCCCAACAACCAGAAAATGAATTAGGTATTTATGATGCTTATGACGTTACCTTATCTTGGGATGCTATTGATTTTACTAATGGAAGAAATTTAGCATTTAATAATTATAATATATATAGAAGTGGGGTTTCTGAGCTTTTAAATGTAACTACTATAGGAACAGAAGACGATGGAACTCAAAATATATTATATAATACATATTTTACTGTAGGAACAGTTGTTTGGATTTTTGATATTTTTAAAAGAAGTCAATGGTTTGGAGAAGTAATAACTGAAGGTGAATTAGATTTAACCGATCTTAAACGAACAGAATATAGTGATGTATCAGATACAATTATATTAGATAATTTACGAATATTTATTGATAATGGTGTAAATACATTAATAGGAACAACTACTTCTACTGGATATATAGACACTAGTTTTACTTTTGGGAATTATTATCTATATAAAATAACTTCTTATGCTTCAAATTCTGTTAATAGTGCTTATTCAGTTGTTCCTATCTTTGCTTGTACTCCTTCATATGCTTATCCATATTTAAGATCTGCTTATAATTCAGATACAACTCTTTTAAGTAATGAAGAGTGGGTTGAAATAAAAAAGACTCTTATTGATAAGAATTATTATGATAAAACAGCATATGCTATTCCTTATTCTGCAACAGAATCTTTTAATATAAAAGGATATTTAGGAATAAGTAATTTTTATGTAGATGTATTTTTAAATGGCAGTGAAAATGTAGAATTTACTACATCTACAGGAAATTATGGTGAATTTGAATTTTATTATCTATTTCCTAAAGGAGAAACAACATTTACTTTTCAAGCAAGAGATAAAGCAACAAATACTTATTTTTCTAGAATAAGTGGTTCTACAAGTATTAGAACATTATATATTTATACTTTTTTCTCTATTTTAGGGCAACAATTTAAAGAGTTCTATGATGAAATGGCTTTACAAAAACAAGATATTTCTGTTGAATTATCTCGTTATGCTTCTTTTACAGAAAGATATCAACCATTAATTGAATTATATAAAATAGCAGAAGAAGATGATGCTTTATTTAAAACATTATCTTATGAAGTATTTAAAATGTTTGAATATGTTGCTTATGATGAATCATTAAATATATTTTTAGATGCACTTTCTGCTGAAGAAGATAATATAGATCATTATAAAATATATTATAATAATAGATTATATAGAACAGCAAGAACAGGATTAACTTTTACTCCTAGATTTATTGATAGATATTCTGAAGTACAAACAGGAGTATTTAGAGGTAAATATTATTATGGAATAACATCTTGTACTAGTACAGGAGAAGAAACAACTGTTGGTACATTATTAGTAGATGATAGATATTGGCCTGTTTATAGAAAAAATAATATAATTTTTTGGGATCATGTATCTGGAGCTAATTATTATAAAATTTATAAAGGTACTTCAGAAGATGAATTATATTATATGGATAATTCTCTTACCAATGTTTTTGTAGATATAGGAATTGATTCTGCAAATACATCAATAACTCCACCAATAGCAAATTTTACTGATTATGATCCACCAACAAATATTAGACACTATATAGATTGGGATTATGCTAATTTTACAATGTTTTTTCATAACCCCAATTATTTACAAATAGTAATTTTTGCGGTTGGAGATAATGTTATACCAGAATATCAATTAGATAGAATCACTTTCTTTTTGGATAAATTAGTTCCTCCTGAATTGAAATACATGATTGTAATTGCTTACGATTCCTCATTACAAGTAATATATCCAGGTGATCTTACTATAGATCTATCAAGTCCTCCTGCAGCAACTGCTCGATATGATATATCTTATTATGATGGTACTGAGGTATATGGATAGGTATATGAATGAAATATAGACAGTTTGGTAAAGGAAAATATCCTTATGCATCTGAGCATAATTTAGCTCAAAATTATATAGAAGCAAATGCTAAAGAATTGGCTCAAGATGGGCATATTACTGGTATTTGTACATCTTCTGGAACATTGGTTGCAGATACTGATCCACATACAGTTCTTATAGATAATTATATTGCTCGTACTCCTTATGGAGAAAGAATTTATATAACTTCTACAGCATTAAATATAGAACCAGATACTGCTGTACCCGCTGGTTTAGAATTATGGGTTACTGTATATGCTGAATATCTTTATTTATTAAGTGAATCAGATATAGCTAGTACTGGTATTGCTTATTATAAAGATTATCAAAATGATTATACATTTGTTATAATAACGGGTGATTTATCTAGTACTGGAACTGCAGTTAAATCAGAAATTTCTAGTAGTGGTGTTTTACTTTTTGATGTATTATATGATAATACTCTTTATACAACAGGACTTTTATCTGATTCAGATATTAATATAGATCGACAAACCCGATATTGGCATACTCATGTTAATTTAACTCAACTTGAATTAATTACTGATGGATTACATGATGTACGAACAACAAATCCACATAATGAAACAAGTCTTAGTATTGGACTACAAAATGTTACAAATAATATCCAAATAAGAAAAATATCTAGTTCAACTATAGGTAATATACCAAGTTGGGATGGAACTTCTGGTGAAATATTAGATAATGGATATACTGTTGAAACTGTTTTAATTGGTTCGTCAACAGGTATACCTACAGCAAGTGCTGCAAAAACATATGCTGATAATCTAGTGGAACTAGAAAATGTATTAATATATAAAGGTACTTATAGTGTATCTTCTTATGTTCTTCCAGCAGCAAATGCTGGACATATCTATAAAATTATTGGAAATGGTATATTAGGAAATTCTTCTACTGGAATTGGTGTTACTAATGATGAATTAATAGTTTGTTTAGCAGATAGTACACCAGAAGGAATTTATTCAGATGTTGGTCAATATTGGGGATTTTTGCAAAATAAAAATGAAATTTATGTTTTTGGTAATGGTAGTTCTGTAGCTGAAAATATAGCTGTATTTAGTGGTAGTACTGGAATTATTATTAAAGATAGTGGATATGCTTCTCAAGCAGCAACTACAAGTCAAATTGGTTTTGTTAAATTAAGTGATTCATATATCGGAACTTCATCTGGATTAGCTGTTACAGAAAAGGCATTAAGTGATGGATTAGCACAATGGTCTAATGTGACAAATGATGCTCAATTAAAAAGAGAGGCTGGAGATTATAATACTTTTACTGGTATAGATCCAGCAGATTTAGATACTTCTTTAATTTTAATAGAAGATTCAGAAGATACTTATTCTAAAAAAACCAGACAAGTCCAAGAAGTAATATTAAATTTAGATGATGCTATTCATTTAACTTCATCTGGTGAAATTTTTTCTTTAGATGAAAAATTAATTCCATCAGATGATGATTTATTATTAATAGAAGATTCAGAAGATTCTTATAATAAGAAAAAAATTAAAGTATCGAATATACTTGTTGGATCAACTGGATATGTTATTGTTAATTTTACTAATCCTGGTAATACTAGTACTGGGTTATTAGGATCAACTAGTACTGGTGATATTGGTGAATTAAGTATAACATCATCTGGTTTAAGAGATATATTTATATATAGTAATTTAGATTATTTAAATTATTATCCATCTATAATTAATGTGTGGGAAACAACAGGAAATTTAAATACAGCTAGACAGGGTTTAGCAGGAGCAGGAACCCAGAATGCAGGATTAAGTTTTGGTGGATATACAACACCATATTTAGTAGTAACGGAAAAATTTAATGGAAGTACGTGGACTGCTACTGGGGATTTAAATACCGCTAGATCTTCATTAGCAGGAGCAGGAACTCAGAATACTGGATTAAGTATTGGTGGAATTACAACAGGATCAACAGAATCTGCAGTAACGGAAAAATTTAATGGAAGTATATGGACTGCTACTGGAGATTTAAATACAGCTAGATATGGATTAGCGGGATGTGGAACCCAGAATTCAGGATTAAGTTTTGGAGGAAAAATAACAACAAATTCTGCTATAACTGAGAAATTTAATGGAAGTACGTGGGCTACATCAGGAAATTTAAATAATTCTAGACAGGCTTTAGCAGGATGTGGAACCCAAAATGCAGGATTAAGTTTTGGAGGAAGTACAGGATCAGATTCTGTAGTTACGGAGAAATTTAATGGATCTACTTGGGTAGCAACCGGATCTTTAAATACCGCTAGACAGCTATTAGCGGGGTGTGGGACCCAGAATGCAGGATTAAGTTTTGGTGGATATACTGGATCACTTTCTGCAATATCTGAGAAATTTAATGGAACTTCTTGGGTAGCAACAGGAAGTTTAAACACTGCTGGATATTATTTAGCTGGATGTGGAACACAGAATTCAGGATTAAGTTTTGGTGGATATATTGGAGGACCTTCAGCTATAACGGAAAAGTTTAAAGAACCTTATAAATTAAAATTAGAAATAACAGCTATAGAAAATAGTTCTGGTTCTATAGTAACACAAAGAATTGATATATCAACGTATGAATCAAATTATTCATTTAAAATAAAATGTCCAGCAATAATATCATATGGAATAGTCTGTGAAAGAGAATATGATACGTTATCAAGTATGGGATTAGCTACAAGTACAGGATTGAATAAATTAAATTATGGTACTTGGAATTTATCTGGTTATTTAAATACAGCTGTTTATGCTAATGGTGGATGTGGTTTACAATGTTCAGCTTTAAGTTTTAATGGTAGTACAAATGTAATAACACCAGATTATTCTTCTATAACAGAAAAATTTAATGGAATAACATGGAGTAATTTATCTTCAAATATAATTGGTAGATATTCATTAGCAGGAATTGGAACCCAAAATGCAGCATTAAGTTTTGGTGGAACTACTGGTTCTGATTCTTTAGTAACGGAAAAATTCAATGGTTCAACATGGACCACATTTGGGGATTTAAATACTGCTAGATATACACATGGAGGATCTGGTATACAAAATGCAGCAGCATCTTTTGGTGGTAAAAATTCGGGGAGTTTAGAATTGGGTTCTACAGAAGAATTTAATGGAGCTACTTGGTCATATACTGGAGATTTAAATGTTTCTAGAACAGATATTGGTGGATGTGGTAATAAAAATTCTGGGTTAAGTATTGGTGGTTTTACTAGTATTGGTACATCTTTAACAACAACAGAAAAATTTAATGGAGTTAGTTGGAATTTAGCTTCTGATTTAAATGAAGTAAATGGATATGGATCGGGAGTTGGCATACAGAATTCAGCTATAACTGTTGGTAGTTATACTACAGAAAAATTTAATGGTAATACGTGGTATATGTCAAGTAATTTAGTTATTGGAAGAAATATGGTTGGTGGTGCAGGAGTACAAAATGCAGCAGCATCTTTTGGTGGTTTAACAGGTGGAAGTACTCCAACAACAATAACTGAAAAATATTTATATAATGCCGACATAGCTGAAATTTTTGCTACAGAAGATTATTATGTTAATAAATCAAACGTAGTTATAGAGTATTAATAATGAGAAAAAGACAATTTGGTGAAGGAAAATTAATAGATGCTGCATCTCTTAATACAGCTCAAAATTATTCTGAATTAAATGCTAAAGAAATAGCTGAAGATAGTAGAATAAAAGGAGTTATATCTGGTTGTTCTGTTATACCCGATCCAGTATCTACACATACTATTATAATAACTTCAAGTGTTCTTAGAACACAAGTTGGAGAAAGAATAGTAATTCCCTATAATTTAAATTTAATTTTAGAACCAACTACTGTTGTTACTTCAACAGGAGAATTTTGGTTAACTGTATTTGTAGATTATGATTATAATAAAACTTTACCAGATACAGATACTGATGGTGTTTCTTATTATAAACAATATGATAATTGGTTTGTTATTTCAATAGAAGAAGGAGTAGTTTCAAGTACTGGATCAGCAGTAAAACCAACTAATTCATCTACTGGTTTAATTATTTGTGATATTTTATATAATTCCGCTTTAGTTTCTACGGGTTTAATAACATTAAGTGATATTGATACATCACGACAAGAACATAATAGTAATCATTATCATAATAATTTTAATCAATTAGAAGTAATAACCGATGGTTTACATGATAGTAGAACTACAAATCCTCATTCAGTAACAAAAACTCAAGTTGGATTAGGAAATGTAACTAATAATGCTCAAGTTATAAAAATAGATAATTCTACAACAGGAAATATACCTACATGGGCTACTTCAACTGGTGATTATTTAACATCAGTAGGTTATTCTATTGAAAATAATTTAATTGGATCTACAACAGCTATTGCAAACTCTCATGCAATAAAAACTTATATAGATGATGTATTGAGTCTTAAAGATTCTTTTATTTATAAAGGAGAAATAGATTGTTCAATAAATCCTAATTATCCTGCAGGAAATACTGGAGATTTATATGAAATAACATCTTCTGGTTTAATTGGTGGTATTTCTGGAAAAGTAACAAGTACTGGAGATATAATAATTTGTTTAGATGATGATGTTCCGAGTGGAAACGAGGCATCTGTTGGAGAATTTTGGATTATTATTCAAGGAAAAAATAATATATATGTAACTGGTGCAGATAAAGCAACTTTTGGAGAAATAGCAAAATTTATCGATACTAGTGGAAGAAAATTAACAAGTAGTGGATTTATAGCACAAGATGCTACAACATATCAAATTGGTTTAGTTCAATTAAGTGATTCATATATCGGAACTTCATCTGGATTAGCTGTTACAGAAAAGGCATTAAGTGATGGATTAGCACAATTTTCTAATGTTACTAACGATGCTCAATTAAAAAGAGAGTCTGAAGATTATATTACTTTTGGATATAAAGAGTTTCCTATAGGAACAGATATAATTTTAGTAGAAACAAGTAGTACTGGTTTAATTACAAGTACTGGAAAATATAAATTACAATTAAATAGTATAACAATATCTGAAGATATTAATGCTATACATAAAACATCTACTGGAGAATTATATACATTAACAGAAAAATTTGTACTTGTTGATGATGATGAATTTTTAATTGAGGATTCAGATGATTCTTATATTAAAAAAAAGATATTATTAAGTTCATTGATAGATAAATTTTATGTTCCACCTACTAAAACTATTCATATATCATCTACAGGTGATATAGGAGAATTATCAATAACATCTACTGGAATAAAACTTATTTCGATAACAAGTAATTTAGATTATTTAAATTCATATCCTTCTAATAACAATACATGGGAAACAACTGGATCTTTAAATACTGCTAGACTTACTTTAGCAGGAGCAGGAGTACAAGATGCAGCATTAAGTTTTGGAGGAATTGATGAACTATCGTTTTCTTCTGCAGTAACGGAGAAATTTAATGGATCTACTTGGGTAGCAACCGGATCTTTAAATACTGATGTAGTTGGATTAGCTGGTTGTGGAATCCAAAGTTCAGCATTAAGTTTTGGTGGAGAAAAAGGAACTCCTTCAGCAATTACGGAAAAATTTAATGGTTCAACATGGAGTACAGATGCAGGTTGGAATTTAAATACAGCTAGATCTTATTTAGCAGGATGTGGGACTCAAAATGCAGGATTAAGTTTTGGAGGAAGTACAGGATCAGATTCTGTAGTTACGGAAAAATTTAATGGTTTAACATGGAGTACAGCTGGAGGCTGGGATTTAAATACAGCAATAAGTTATTTAGCAGGATGTGGAGTACAAAGTTCAGCATTAAGTTTTGGAGGATATATTTCTACATGGTCAGCGATATCTGAAAAATTTAATGGAAGTACATGGACTGCTACCGGGAATTTAAATACTGCTAGATATGGATTAGCGGGATGTGGAACTCAGAATGCTGGATTAAGTTTTGGTGGAAATAATGCATCTTATTTAGAAACAGTAGAAAAATATAATGGAAGTACGTGGGTAGTAACAGGATCTTTAAATACTGCTAGACTTGCATCAGCTGGAAGTGGAGTTCAGAATTCTGGATTAAGTATTGGAGGATCTACTGGAGCAGCTTCTACAATAACGGAAAAATTTAATGAAGGATATAAATTAAAACTAAATATAGTGGCTTTAGAAAATACTACTGATAATACTGCTGTAACTAAAAGAGAAATATCTACACACGAATCAAATTGTTCATTTAAAATAAAATGTCCAGCGGTTATATCCTATGGAATACTTTGTGAAAGAATATTTAGTACTTTATCAAGTACTGGATTAGCTACAAGTGCAGGAATAACTTTTCTAAATTATGGATATTGGGAAGCAACAGGAGATTTAAATACTGCTAGACGAGGTTTAGCGGGAAGTGGAACCCAAAATGCTGGATTAAGTTTTGGTGGAGATACTGGAGCAATTTCTGCAGTAACAGAGAAATTTAATGGAAGTACCTGGACTGCTACTGGGGATTTAAATACAGCTAGATCTTCTTTATCTGGATGTGGAACTCAAAATTCTGGATTAAGCTTTGGAGGATCTACTGGATCACCTTCTGCAGTAACAGAGAAATTTAATGGTTCAACATGGGTAGCATCTGGAAATTTAAATACAGCTAGATATGGATTAGCAGGAAGTGGAACTCAAAATGCAGGATTAAGTTTTGGTGGAAGTACAGGATCAGATTCTGTAGTTACGGAAAAATTTAATGGTTTAACATGGGTAGCATCTGGAAATTTAAATACAGCTAGATATGGATTAGCGGGAAGTGGAACCCAGAATGCTGGATTAAGTTTTGGTGGAAATACAGGAGCAGTTTCTGGAATATCTGAAAAATTTAATGGAAGTACGTGGTCAAATTCAGGATCTTTAAATACTGCTAGAAGATATTTAGCGGGAAGTGGAACCCAGAATGCTGGATTAAGTTTTGGTGGAAATACTGGATCATATTCTGCAATAACAGAAAAATTTAATGGATCTACATGGGTAGCAACTGAAGATTTAAATACAGCTAGATATGGATTAGCGGGAAGTGGAACCCAGAATTCAGGATTAAGTTTTGGTGGAGATACTGGATCATATTCTGCAATAACAGAAAAATTTAATTATAATGCAGATATATCAGAATTATATTCAACAGTAGATTGTTATGTTGATAAATCGAATATAGTAATAGAGTATTAAAATGATAAAAAGACAATTTGGAAAAGGAAAAGCTATAAAAGCTAGTGATCAAAATCTAGCTCAAATTTATACAACAACTAATTTAAAAGATATAGCTATTGATGGAAATATAATAGGTATAACTAGTAGTGGCTATTTATATCCTGATCCAGTAAATTTAAATACTGTTATACTTATATCATTACAAGCAAGAAGAATAGATGGAGAAAGAATATATATAAATACTTCTACTGGTATTTATATGAAACCATCTATTTATGTTCCCTCTGGTTATGAATTATATATGAGTGCATTTGCTTCTTATGCAGATGTTAAATCAGAGATTGATACTGATTCAAATAATATTGTTTATTATAAAGATATTCAAAATGGATATTCTATTTATACTCTACAAGGAGTATTAGCAGCTACAGGATTAGCAGTAAAACCAACTATTCCTGAAAATTCTATTTTATTGTGTGATATATTATATAATAATAGCTTATATTTATCTGGTTTAATTACATCTAGTGGAATTGATATTTTTAGACAAACTAGAAAAATTCATGTTCATAGTAATTTTAATCAATTAGAATTAATAACCGATGGTTTACATGATAGTAGAACTACAAATCCTCATTCAGTAACAAAAACTCAAGTTGGATTAGGAAATGTAACTAATAATGCTCAAGTTAATGCTACATTAAGTGGTATATCAGATGGTGCTATACCAACATGGTCTGTTTCTACAGGAGATGGTTTAAATGGTGGTTATATAGTAGGATCTACTGTAATTGATTCTACAACAGAAATACCAAATTCTTTAGCAATTCAAGAATATGCTGTAACTATACCAGATGTTCTTAATGCTTTACAATATATAGGAGATATAGATTGTTCAGTAAATCCTGATTATCCTTCTTCTAGTACTGGTCATACTTATAAAGTTAGTGCTAGTGGAAAAATTGGTGGTGCTTCTGGTATTTCAGTTACTACTGGTGATTTTTTAGTTTGTAAAGTAGATGGATCTTCATCTGGAGATGAAGCAACAGTTGGATATAATTGGATTTTATTAAATAAAGAAGAATTTGTTAATGGTCTATCTTCATCTATTGATAATAATATAGTAGTATTTGATGCATCAGGTAAATTTATATTTGATAGTGGATATCAAGCACAGTTAGCAACTACAAGTCAATATGGTTTAGTTCAATTAAGTGATTCATATACCGGAACTTCATCTGGATTAGCTGTTACAGAAAAGGCATTAAGTGATGGATTAGCACAATGGTCTAATGTGACAAATGATGCTCAATTAAAAAGAGCAGGAAATGATTATTGTACTTTTGATGACAAAACAACCAGTACAGGATATTCTGATATTGTTCTTATTGAAGATTCAGAAGATACTTATACTAAAAAATTTACTCTTTGGTGTAATTTATTATCTTCATCGGGTAATACTGATACAGATGCATTTTATTTATCTTCTTCAGGAGAGATAAATGCTTTAAGTGAAAAAACAAGTAGTACAGGATATTATGATATAATTTTTATTGAAAATTCAGAAGATTCATATAATAAAAATAAAGTTTCTTTAAGTTCATTATCTATATCAATATTAAATCCAGTTTCTGAATATATTAGTAGTACTGGTGATATTGGAGAACTTGAAATAACTGCTACTTCATCTGGTTATACAACAGTATCTATTAATACAACAATAGGAGATTGGATATCTCTTCCAAGAAATTATAATACTTGGATAACTTCTGGAAGTTTAAATACAGCTAGATATGGATTAGCGGGAAGTGGAACCCAGAATGCTGGATTAAGTTTTGGTGGAGATACTGGATCGGTTTCTGCAACTACCGAGAAATTCACGGTAATTGGTTGGTCTACAACAGGAGATTTAAATACTGCTAGATATTATTTAGCGGGATGTGGAGTACAAAATTCAGCATTAAGTTTTGGTGGATTTAATGTATTAGAATTATCAGTAACTGAGAAATTTAACGGATCTACTTGGTCTACAGATGGGGGTTGGGATTTAAATACAGCTAGATATGGATTAGCGGGATGTGGAACCCAGAATTCAGGATTAAGTTTTGGAGGAAATACTGGATCAGTTTCTGCAGTTACCGAGAAATTTAATGGGTCAACATGGGTAGCAACCGGAAATTTAAATACTGCTAGAAATGGTTTAAATGGATTTGGTATACAAAATTCAGCATTAAGTTTTGGAGGTACTACTGGAGCTGTTTCAGTAGTTACGGAGAAATTTACTGGTTCTTCTTGGGTAACAACAGGGAATTTGAATACTGCTAGAGCTTATTTAGGAGGAGCTGGGGTACAAAACGCAGGATTAGGTTTTGGAGGCACTACTGGAGCAATTTCTGCAGTAACTGAGAAATTTAATGGAAGTACATGGGCTACAGATGCAGGATTTAATTTAAACACCGCTAGATCTGGATTATCAGGAGCTGGAATGCAGAATTCCGCATTAAGTTTTGGTGGATATACTGGATCAATTTCTGCAGTAACGGAAAAATTTAATGAAGGATATAAATTAAAATTAAATGTTACAGCTTTAGAGAATACAACAGATAATACAGCTACACAAAGAATAGATATATCTACTTATGAATCTAATTGTGTATTTAATATTAAAATTCCAGCAATAATATCATATGGAATAACCTGTGAAAGAGAATATGATACTTATTCTGATAAAGCAATAAGTATTAATGCAGGATTAAATATCCTTAATTATGGAATTTGGATTGTAACAGGAAGTTTAAATAATAACAAAAGACTTTTAGCTGGATGTGGGACACAAAATTCAGCACTGAGTTTTGGTGGTTATACTACAACATTTATAAATACTACAGAAAAATTTAATGGGACTTCTTGGGTAGCAACTGGAAGTTTAAATACTGCTAGAAATTCATTAGCGGGATGTGGAACACAGAATGCAGGATTAAGTTTTAGTGGATATACTGGATCAGTTCGTACAGAAATAACGGAAAAATTTAATGGAACTATATGGAGTACAGATGGAGGTTGGAATTTAAATACTGCTAGACGATATTTAGCGGGATGTGGGACTCAAAATGCAGGATTAAGTTTTGGTGGAAATGATGGATCTGTCTCTGCGGTAACGGAAAAATTTAATGGTTCAACATGGGTAGCAACAGGAAGTTTAAATACTGCTAGATCTTTTTTAGCAGGATCAGGAACTCAAAATGCTGGATTAAGTTTTGGTGGATATACTGGGTCAAATTCAGCAGTAACAGAAAAATTTAATGGATCAACATGGTCAAATTCAGGAAATTTAAATAATAACAGAACAATTTTAGCAGGGTGTGGAATACAGAATTCAGCATTAAGTTTTGGTGGATATGTAGGGGCATATTCAGCAATAACAGAAAAATTTAACGGAATTATGTGGATATCAACAATAAGTTTAAATACAGCTAGAGGTGAATTAGCAGGATGTGGAACTCAGAATTCAGCATTAAGTTTTGGTGGTTATACTGGATCTGGATCAGTTTTAGCAGTAACAGAAAAATTTAATTATAATGCAGATATATCAGAATTATTTTCTGATGAATTAGATTGTTATGTCGATAAATCTAATGTAAAGATATATTATTAATAAAATAAAATGAAGGGAGAAAATTATGTCAAATGAATTAGTAGCACAATCAGAAGTATTAGGAGCACTTATCCAACAAGTGGATAAATTCCAGGTTATTAAACCGGAAGATACTAAATTTTTAATAGAACACAAAGAACATTTGGGTAAAGTTTATGAAAATGTTCATATATGGAGAACAGAATCTCAAAAACAATCTATTATATCAGATGAATATCATCCTACACTTCATAGTAAATTTCATCAAGCTATTTGTGAACAAAAAGTACAATTAGATCAAGCTTTCTATTTAGCAAAAGATTATGAAATGAAAAAAATTAGTGTTGAAGATTCTAAATTAGATCTTGAAGAAATTGAAGATCAAATAAAAGATGCTATAGGAATAGCATTAAAAAGATTGGAAAATAAAAGACATCAATTAGAAATAGAAATTCAATTTAAATTATATGAATTGAAACAAATGGAAATTGCCATGAAATATAGAATGGATGAAGTAAAGGGATGGCAAAGAATTGAAGATAAATTAATAGCCAAAATGAAAGCTGTAGGAAATGATGATGATTATATTTGGAATAAAAGTAGAGGAGAAATAGAATCTTTCTTTTTCCAATTCCTTCTTAATTATCATGGTATTGCTAAATCTACAGATGGAGCCGAATCGCATAATCTCTACTCGCTCTGCGTATTCGGAGTTAGACAGGCTAAAGAAGCTGGTATATTTAAAGAGTTATTAAAAAAATGTAATAAAAAACATATAGAAGCTTTAATTGCAGTAAATCAAATAACTCAAGAAGAAATAGATGAATGGAATGCAAGTCATTCTTAATTTTAGATAAAAAGGGTAGTAGTTATGAATAAATTATATTTTCCTGGAAACGTAATGGAAATTTATTCTGAAGATTTCCAATATCTCCAAGATGCTGTAGAAACTGAATGTAAAAATATTATTGATTCTGTTATGGATAATAATGGTAGTCCTGTTATTGTTGAAGGATTTAATCCCATTATTGATCCAGATGATAGTACAAAAATAAAAGTTACTCAAAGTGGTGGACAAGGTAAACTTTTAACTTCTTCTGGAATAATGTTAACAACATCTTCAGATTATAGCGGAATCTCTTTAGCAAATAGTACACCTGGAATAACTAATATAATTACAGCAGTTATAACTACTACTTATGGAACATATAATAAAGATACATTAGTAGTTGATGAGGGTGTTCAAAATGCTATAGATTATTATGATTATACTAATGTATATAATAGATCTATTATTACTGGTAGTATTATATGTTATACATCAGCACAATATTCTGCTTTAACAAATAAAGGTTGGGTTGTTATTTTAGGAACAGTTTATGTAGATACAATAACTGGTGCTTTAGTAATAAGTACATCAGGTAGAGTATATGCAAAAACTAGAATAACAAATGAATCTGTTGAATTAGATGATTTATCTACAGATTTTATGCTTCCTCAAACTATGGTTGAATATACACCCATAGCAACTGTAGATGATCAATTTTATGGAAGTCCAGTTGATTTAGTAACAGATTTAAATGATATTAGAACTCAAATAAGAAATATAAAAGTTACTGAAAATTGGGATGATTACTTAGTTGGAGCTGCTGCTAATGATCCAGAAATGAATTATTTACATAGAAGTGGTATATTTGTAGATAAATTAACTGGTTTTAATTATACTCTTTCTAGTACTGGTACATCAATAGAAATTGGTGGTGGTAAACTTCTTATAAATAATCAATTAATTTATGATGAAGCTCCAGGTTCTCTTTCTATTCCTGCAGGAGAATCAACAACAGTTGGTGATTATACTGAAGCAAAACCAGGTATAACTTCCGAAACTCAGTATTTTGCAAACGATACTTCAACAGTTATTTTAGCACACAAACCAATTGATTATGATAGTATTCATATTTTTAGTAGAGATGTTGCTGATACTTATAAAGAATATATTAAAGATACAGATTATACAGTAAACGAAACAAATGGTACAATTACTGCAATTAGTGGTAGAGATATTGATAATGAAACTGTAGATGTTTACTATACATGGGGTAATTATAGAACAGATTTAATAACTATTAGTTCTACTGGTATTCATTATGTTGAAGGTACTCCAACTTCTACTCATAAACCACTTCCTCCTTCTATTACAAGTTCTGGAGTTGTTCCATTATATTATATTTCAAGATTACCTATGACAGATACTATAACATCATCTGGGATATCAAAAGTTAATTTTGAAACAATTCCTGTTAAAGAACTTAGAGAATTGAACTATAATGATATAGCTCAATATCAAGGAGATGGAGGAGCTTATAATGAATTAATTACTTCTGATTTAGGTACAATGGGATTTTTTGCAACAGCTACGGATCTTAGTGTAGCTAAAGCATCTGGTTGGGATGAATTCTCTCTTGATTCTGGTACTGGTACTGGTACTAGTACTGGTATAACTATGAATGATACAGTATATATGGAAACATATATGTATACACGATCAACTGATAAAATTTGGTTATTGTGTAAACCAGTATCAACAGCAACAACTATAACATTTGGTTATGAAGCTACTTGTGGTAGCGGAACATATACTAACGTTACTAGAACTATGCCATATTTTAGTGGCCCATCTATACCAGATAATATTATTCCATTATTACTTTTAGAATCTGGTGTTTCAGAAGGTATTACTAAGATGAAATTATCCATTACAAGTGGAGCATCAAGTATATCTTTTTGGAAAATTCTTGTTGGTGGAAGTGATTTATCTTATATTTATCCTTCATTAAAAAATTCTATTTGTAGTTTTGATGCATTAATTAATAGAGGAGTAGTTAGTACTAATTATAATTTAAGTGGTGGTCCTTCTGCTCTCCATTCTAATAATTCTGGAACAAATAGTACAGCTTTTGGTTATCATGCATTATATACAAATAATACAAATGATAATAGTGGTTTTGGGTCTTATGCACTTTATAGTACAAATGCTATTAATAATAGTGGTTTTGGATCTCGTGTACTTTATACAAATTCTAGTGGTATAGGAAATAGTGGATTTGGATCATATGCTCTTTATAATAATAATGCAAGTTATAATAGTGGATTTGGAACAAATGCTCTTTACACCAATAGTATTGGAGTAAGAAATACTGCTAATGGTTATCAAGCATTATATAATTCTGTTGGAGATGATAACACTGGATTTGGTCATAATGCATTATATAATATTACTACAGGTTCATATAGAAACACAGCATTAGGAAGTGGAGCTGGAGATACACTAACTACTGGTCATAATGTCACTTGTATTGGATATAAATCTCAACCAAGTTCAGCAACAACTTCAAATGAATTATCATTAGGAGATGATTTAGTTGTGAGTCTTAGAATGATAAGTGGTTTAATACCAAAATTTAGAAATGGATTAGAATTATCTTATTCAAATGCCACAACTGTTGGAGTATCTGCTGGAACTTGTTCAGATTCAATAAATACTACTATAATTAAATCTCCTACAGCTCTTACTATTACTGGTACTGGTGCAGCTGGATGGTATCATTGTTTTATTCGTAGAGAAGTTGCAACAGGAACAGTAATAGCTATATCAAGTTCAGTATCACCAATAACTTGGAATTCAACTACTATACCTTGGAGTACAACTACATACAATTATAGATATTTAGGTTCTTTTTATTGGACCGGAGCAGCGGTTAGAACTTTTAATCAAACTGGTAATATGTTTTTATGGTCACAACCAACCCAAGATTTTATGGTAGTACCAACAGAACCGGATGGAAGTAATACTACTTCTTATACTGGAACAATAGCAATTCCTTCTGGAATAAATTGTTTAGCTTTTGTAGATCTTTATACATCTGAATGGGGACCACTTGGAGCTGGATATATGATTACATTATTATCTTGTCCAGATGATACAGATTATACACCAGATGCAACTCATTTTCATTTCTTATATTCAGCGTATGGTGATTATAATGGACCTGTTTGGGTAAGAACAAATACATCTAGTCAAATAAGAATTCGTGAGTTTGGTGGTCAACATAGTTACGGATTGGCTGGTTATATTTATTTTGGTATAAACACACATGGATATATTAATCCATTAATATAAGGAGAATAATTATGAAGTTTTATTATAAATTAAACGAACAAGGTAACATTATAGGTAAATTTTCTGTAAAACCCGTAAATGAAGATTCATTACTCTTTGTAGAAGAACCTATATTTAATAATGTTAAATGGAATGGAGATAAATGGATTATTGATGATAATAAACAACTAGAATTTGATGCTAATAGATCAAAACAAGAGTTAATTAATATAGATTTAGCGTCAATACGATCTATTAGAGAATATTTATCAACTCTTGAAACTTGTCCTAAACAGTTAAAAGATCATGAAAAAGCTGCAAAAGAAAAAAGAAAGAAAATTACTGATTTTAATAAAAAACAAAAAAAATAATTAATAATATTTAAAAAGCCCATATATTATATATGGGCTTTTTACTTAAAAAACGGTAAAAATAGATTATATTTATAATATGGATGCAATTAATATTGTTATAAAAGCAATAAATGAGGAAATAAAGAAAATGGAACCTACTATTCAAATATATACTGATGTAAGAGAAAAGTATAAATCTGGGTGGGAAAATAAGATAAGAGAAAAAGATATATCAGAAATAGTTATTCATGCTACTGCAGGAGGAACAACAGCTAATGGAGTGCTTCTTTGGATGCTAAATGGTGAAAAATATCATGATTATATTCAAGGAATTGGATTATTTCATTATATAATTGATAGAGATATAAGTAATATTATAGAAGTTTTAGATCCAAATTATTGGTGTTGGCATAGTTCTTCTTCTAGTCATGATCATAATACTATTGGAATAGAATTAGTTAATCCTTCTAAAACAAATAGACTTTCTTTTACTGAAATTCAATATCAATCATTATTTGATCTTATTTTTGATAAATTATTAATTGATTATCCAACTATAAAATCTATAGTTAGTCATGATTTTAATGCTTGGAAATATTCAAAAAGACCACCTAAACCTTGTCCAGGAGCATTTGATTGGAAAAAATTAGAAGCAGAATTAATGATAAGAAATATATTATATACTAATGATTCTCCTCAATCATATCAATTAACATAATGAAATTACAAAAAATTAAAGCAGATAAAGAAAAATTAAAGTATATAAGAATTGGAATTAGATTGAATACACCATCTCCTAAAGTTATAAAACATGCAAAAGATTATACAAGAAAAGAAAAATATAAAGGTTCAATTATAAAAGAGGATTATTATGCCTAGAAAAACTACTATTACTTTAGTTATTACTTCTACTGGTGTTGACGTTGAAAAGAAGAGTATATTTAAAAAAATTTATGATTTTATATTCTCTCCTCATAATCCTAAAGAAAGTGTATTTCAATGGATTGTTAGACAATTTTTATTATCAGATCATGATGGTAATCCTTCTTGGACATTAACTTTTGCTTTTATTGTTATTGCTTATTCTGGTATTGCGGTTATTACACAATCTTTTGTAGCAATGTCTTATATAGAAACATTTGATGCTGCTGGTCATATTTTAAGTAGATCAATGAAAGGATTTAGTAGTGAATTTTGGTATGCAATTATTACATTTTTTACAGCTATTGCATATCTTTTTAGACAAAGAAATAAAGATAAAGTTAATTCTCAAAATACAGAAGATGGGACTATCCCACCAGAAATTGGTGGAGAATTAACTAATACGGTAGTAGATGCTATTAAAAGTATTATAGCAAAAATTAAAAAATAATATGAAAGGTTATTAAAATGGCTGGTTTAGGTGATCGTTTATTAAATCCAACTTATGTTCCTAGTGAATCTCAATATAATTCAGCGAATATATTTTATACTAAATCAAATAAATGTCCAGTTACATTTACAGATGATCCTATTGAATATACTGAATCTTATTTGGGTTATAAATTAAGAAAATTTCAAAAAGATGTTATTTTAGATCTTTTTGAAGTTGATGAAAATAATTATCCTAAACGAGATATTTCAACTTTAATTATAGGCATGAGATCAGGCAAATCCGCCGCCAATTCAATAATTGGATCTTTTTTGCTACACAGACTATTATCTAAAGATGATCCTGCTTTATCGTTGGGTCAGATTCCACATTATAGATTATCTGCTGGTTTTATAGCAAATTCAGAACAACAGAGTAAACAAACTGCTTATGCTGCTTTTGTTAATATTCTTGAATCTACTCCTTGGTGGAGAAAATATATACAATGGTTATTAGATCGAGAAGCTACAGAAGGTAGTGAATCTTTATTTCAGAAACATCAAAAACGTATATTTTTTCCTGAAAAGAATTTAGAAGTATTAAGTTTACATAGTAATTCACAGTCAATAGCTGGTTTAACAGCTTTTTATATGTCATTTGAGGAGTTATCTCGTGCTGATGTATCTCAGGGATTAGTACAAGAAACAACAGAAAAAAGAACAGCACAAGCTATTTATTTTACAGCTTCTAGAGCCATTAAAACATTGCGTCCATTTAGTAAATTAGTTGTTACTACATCTCCTATGTATGAAACCGATTTTGGTATGCAATTATTATATCAATCTAAAGAATTTAGGGGTGGAAAACATAAATCTGCTATGGAATTATTACGTCAAAAATATTATCCAGATAAAGTAGATAGAATGATTGCATATAATTATACTACATATGAAGCACATCCATTAACTTCTACAAATCCAAATGGATATACAGAAGCTAGTTTTGATCAGGAGAAGAAGCACAATTATTTAGCTTATATGCGAGATTTCGAAGCATTTCCTCCAAATGCTATATCTCCTTTTTTTGATTTACCAGAAAGAATAGATAGATGCGTAATTAAAAAAGATCCTATTGCTATATTTGAAAATATGTATTTTGAAGAAACAGTACAAACTGGATTGGGTGTTGAAATTAGAAAATATGTAGGTAAGAAGTTTTATCCAGTAGTTACTGATAAAAAAACTCCTTATTTTATATGTTGTGACCAGGGTGCTGTAAAAGATAGTTTTGTTATAGCAATGGGTCATGGAGAAGAATCTATAATTGAAATACCAAATGAATTGGGTAAATTAGAAAAGAAAAAAAGATTTAAAATTGTTATAGATTTTGTAGAGGTTTGGAAACCTAATAAAGTTGAAAGAATAACGGTATCATTTCAAAATGTTGAAGAAAATATTATGGCTATTAATAAATATTTTAATATAAGAGGAGTTACCTATGACTCCTGGCATTCAACAGAAAGTATACAACGTTTATTTTCAGAAGGTATGCACACAGAAAAATTGGGTGCTACTATTGATATGTATGAAACTTTAAAATTATTAATTTATTCAGGAATGGTTGAATTACCACAGAATGATTTATTAATAAGTGAATTAAGACAATTGAATGTTGTAAAGGGTAGTGGGGGTTTTTTAAAAATTGAGCACCCCGGAGACGGTTCAAAAGACTTGTCAGACGCAGTTGTAAGGTGTGTGTGGAAGGTTTATAATGATTCTATTACTACTGGAATACACAGTACTTTTATATTACCAGTTACACAACGATTTTCAACTATTAGAGATGCAGGAAAATATTTTAATTCTATGAGAGTTTTAGATGAGATTCCTTATGGTGGAACTAATATCTTTAATCCAGTAGCTCCTGGTGGTAAAGATTTATTTGGGCAAGATTTTATTGTACAAGGTAATGTTAATTCAAATGTACCTTTTGCAAAATAAATTATAAGTTAATATTAATAATTATTAATATTAAATACCCCTAAATTAGGGGTATTTTTTGGTTTATTAAGTTTACGTTATAAAACTATCTTAATTTTTATTATAAATTCAGTATTTTTATAATAAAGGTATATTATATGCCACAAAGACAAGAAAAAATTAAATATAAAAATTTAGTTTTATTAATATCTGAATCAGCTACTGCTGGTGTTTATGATGAATTTAACTTTAAAGATGGTTCAATTTCATATTTTGATGCTAATCTCAAACAATCATTTCAATATACTTTAATAGATAATATTGGTAGAGGAATTATAAGAATTTGTTATAATAGACCTGGTTATAATTTAACTTCTGCAGTTATAGGAACTAAAACATTATATCCTTTAGATTCACTTTATTTAGATGAAGATATATGGAATATAAGAATATATTATGTAGAACCATCAACTGTTGAATTAGTATTAACAGCTAAAAACGAAGAAGGGGGAGTTTTATGAACTTCATTGATATAAAATCTATTGATTCTTTAATAAAAGAAGCAGATATTAATAATAGTATTAAAGATGATAGAATAAATGCTTTAGTTAGTTTAATAGATACTTATGAAACTACTGGTCAACCAATAGATAGTAAAGGATTAGCTTCAAATAATAAATTATTTATTGATAAATCTAATATTAATAAATTACGTACTATTTTAGATCAATTAAGATCTGCTGCAGAAGAAGGATTAGATGCAGCTAATTTAGTGTTAACTTTAGAAGCTTCTTTAGGAAGAGATATAGTTGGAGAAAAGTATTTAATAGGATATATAGTAGGATCACCAGATGTATCATTAGATGATGCTGTTGCTTCTATAATATCATCCATTCAAGATACTGGAACAGAAACAGGCCAACACAGTGATAAAATGAAATCTACTGATGGTGGTAGTGGTATAGATGGTAAAAATTCTTGGGCATTTATTAATAATACTTGGAATAAATTTGCTGAAAATAGTAAAGTTCAAACTCTAGAAAAAATTATTAATTTTTTTAATAAAATTCCAGATCCAACTGATTCAGAAATTCATTCATTTGCAGAAAGAGAAAACATTGATCCTCATAGATTAGAGGAAGAAATTTATAGTTTATTGGGTGCATTGTTGGGTAAGGGAAAATCGAACCTTGAAGAAAATAAAGATAAAGAATATGATAAAGATCAAGAAGAGAAAGGAATAGAAGTAGAACAGGAGCACATAGAAGGAGCTAAATTACCTCCTGCTATTATGGATTTATTAGCTAAAAAAATAACTAATGATCATCAAAGTGAAAACGAAGTTTCTGATGAAGAATATTATGATAGATTAATTAAAGATGAAAAAGATATGGAGAATCTGGCTGAAAAGTAATGGAATATATTATTTATGGAACAGATTGTCAAGTTTCAAAAACGGGTGAGCACTGTTTTGAAGTACATTCATATGGTTTACATTGTAAATATTGCTATCTTTTACTTTCTGTACAAGATAATTTATATGATTATATAATGGTACATATTAAAGAATGAGTTTTTATAAAATAACATCAATAGATAATTTAATAATAAAAGAATCATCTTTAAATATAAATGAAGAAATATCTATATTATTAAAAGAATTATCTGATGTACAAGATAATATATGGAAAGGTACGGCTTATCAAAAAGCTAGTCGTATTATTCAAGATTTAGATAAACCTATAACTGAATACGAAGATCTTCAAGAGATACCAGGTATAGGACACGATATAGCTCAAGAAATAACTGAATATTTAGAAACAGGTAAAATAGAGAAATTAGAAAAGTTTAGATCTAAATTTGATATTCGTGGTAGAAGATATACTAGAGAACAAATTTTAAGTAAAACAAAGAAATTTTTTGATGCTGCAGATGATATTGGATTAAAATTTGTTATAACTGGTAGTGTTAGAAGAAAAGCAAAGATGTGTAAAGACATTGATGCTGTTGTTTTATTAGAGCAGTTTGAAAAATGGGATAAACTTGTTGACAAACTTTCTGATAAAGTTGTTAGATCTGGAGAACAAGAAGTTGATTTTATTTATAATAGAATAGGAATAAATATTAGAGCTGTTGAATCAAGTTGTTTTGGTGCTGGTCTTCTTTATTTTAGTGGTTCAAACCACTTTTTAATATATTTAAGACAAATAGCAAAATCACTTGGGTATAAATTAAATAGATATGGTTTATTTAATAAAGCTGGTAAAAATATAGCATGTTCAACGGAAAAAGAAATTTTTAAGGCATTAAAATTGCCTTATATCCCACCGGAGGAAAGATGATGATAAAAGATTATGGTAGAGATTTTAAAAAAGCAATAGATCCTAAAGAATTATCATTGCCTTTGGATGTTGGAAAAGGTTATAGTCCTGCTTCATATGGTTATGGTCGATTACATGCTCAATTACAAATAAAATTAGAAGAATTAATTATGAAAGCAGAAGATCCCAATCAAGTAAAAGAATTAGCTTATGATGCTCTTCAGTTATTAAAAGCTCTTGATAAACAACAAGATGCTACTAGTGAAGAAATAATAGAACATACGTATAAAGAGAAATAAAAATGCAAATAGATAAAAATGATATATCGGCAGTATATTTAGCTATTAAAGAGCTTTCTAATAAATATGGAGATATTCCCAATGATAGAGCAAATGCAGCTATTAATACTTTTTTAGATGCATTATTTGGTGAAGGTAATTGGGAATTTACAGAATCAGAATTTGTACCAATCGGAGAAAAAGAATTTTCATTAGAAGATTTTAAAAAGAATTATAATAAAAATAAAGGAGCAAAAAACATGGATTTTGCAAACGTAAAAACAATAGAAGAATTATTAAAATTAGCTGCAACTAAAACTGCTATTGATCCTAAGTATGACGAAAGATTACTTACAAAAGAAGAAAAACCACTAGCTAAATCAGAAGCAGAAGAATCAGCATTTCAATCTAGTGAATCTGCTAAAGGTTATAAGGGTGATTTAGAACAGGCTATGAAAGGAAAAGAAGATGTAGCTAAAAATAGATTACAACAAATAGAACAAGAAGAAAGAGATAAATGGAATGAAGGAACTTTTGAACCACTTAAACCGGAAGATTATACTTATTAATTTGGTGGTTAATTATGGCTAAAAAATTGACATATGAAGAAGTTTATACTCGTTTTAAAGAACAAAATTGTGAATTATTAGATAAAGAGTATAAAAATTCCAGAACTAAATTAAAATATAAATGTTCTTGTGGTAATATATCTTTTATACTTCTAAAGGAGATTTTCATATGATTGATTTTAATATAAGATTTTCTTTTATAAAAAAAATTAAAGGGCATCATAATTCATCTGGAGATTTAGCAGAATATTGTATTCTTTCCCATGAAAATGGAAAAATTTTGGCCTCATTTTCTAATGAATCCGATGCTAAATCACATTTACAAGATATGCATTCTCATAAAGGATCATTTATTGGTATAAAATCTTTAGATGATTTATTAAATGGATAATATATAATGTATTCAATTTATGTTGACCAAGATGGGGTCCTTTCAGACTTCAACAGAGCCTTTGAAGAGTTGGGTCATGGTACTCCTGAGTCATTTGAAGAAAAACATGGTGAAGAAGCCATGTGGTATCTTATTAATAATAAGACAGATCATTTTTGGCTTAATATGGAATGGATGCCTGATGGTAAAAAGTTTTGGAATTTTATTAAAAAATATAATCCTACTATTTTAACTAAACCAGCTAGAGTAAAAAATTGTAAAGAAGATAAAATTTCTTGGTTAAAAAAGAATTTAGGTGAAGATGTTTCTATTAAATTATCTACTAAAAAAGAAAAATATGCTAATCCTAATACCATATTATTTGATGATATGGAAGAAAATATACAAAAATGGATTGATGCTGGTGGGATAGGAATTTTATATAAATCAGCAGAACAAGCAATATTGGAATTTAAAAAAATATATAAAAACGCTTCATTTCATTATGCAACTGTTGATGAATTATTACAAGATATTTCTTTAAAAGATCAAGATGCTGATACAACAATTAATATACTTAAAGCAAGAGAAAAAGAATTTTCTATAAATCGAGATAAAAAAAACATATTATCTAATATAAAATATTTAAGAAACCAATTAGATAAAAGATTATCAAAAGATATTATTGATTATAGAGAAGATTTGGGTATATCTATTAATGAAAGTCCTTTACAAATAGCTAGGGATATATTAGTTAATATTGAAACACAAATAGAAAATAATAATTTTAATGTAAAAGATTTAATAAAATCTTTTAAAGATAATATTAATATTAATAAATCAGATTCTTTTTGGTATAATGGAAGAATTTGGATAGATGAAATAGAGAGAAAAATAGATACATTAATATAGGTTATATATGAACAATATAGTTATTTCTTCTCGTTTGCCTAAAGAAATACGCATGTTCTCAAAAACATATAAAGTTATATATGTTAAAAAATTGAAAGAAGTTGATATATCAAACATTGATCATGAAAAAACTGGTAGTATTATTTATGGTACTGTAGATTTTTTAAAGAATGAAATAACTTTATTTAAAGGAAAAGGATTTCCTAAAGAAGATATATGGCATTATTTAATACACGAAATAAATCATATTATAGAATATGAATTATCAATAGATTTTAAAAAAGATATATCAGAGAAAATAATAGATAATTTTGCAATGGGTTTTTTACATTTTCTTGTTGAAAATAGAATTAATATTAGTGGTAAAAATAATTGAATGTAGAAGAATTAGTTAAGTATCTTCAGGAAGAAAGAGAAAAATATTATTCTGGTGAAGCAGATATTTCTGATGTTGAATTTGATAAGTTAGAAAATACTTTAAAACAGTATGATCCAGATAATTCTTACTTTGAACAAGTGGGTGCTCCTGTCGTCGGCCCCGGTAAAGTATTACATAAACATAAAATGTTATCTTTACAGAAAAGTACTAATGAACAAGATATCTTTTCTTGGTTAAAAAAGTTTTTTCCAAATCATCAAATTAATATACTCACCGAACCAAAAATTGATGGTGTTTCATTAACTAATAAATATAATAAAGGAAAATTATATCAAGTAGCTACTAGAGGAAATGGAGAAATAGGAAGAGATGTATCACATTTAGCTAATTATGTAGAAGATATTCCTAAAACAATTCCATTTGATGGTAACATTGAAATAAGGGGTGAAGTTTATTTACCTAAAAATACACCATTACCAGCAGGTAAATCATTACGAAACCAAGCTGCAGGGTTAGTTAATAGAAAGGGTAATCAAGAAGATTTAAGACATTTACGTTTTATTGCATATGATTTAATTGGTTTTCCTACTAATAGTGAAAAAGAAAAATTAGATACATTAAAACAATTAGCTCCTAATGTTATTTCTTATGAAGAAATAGGTTCTTTAGAAGAATTACGAAAAATTTATAATGATTATTCTATAAAGAAAAGAGAAGAATTACCATATTTAATAGATGGTATGGTAATTAAAATTAATTTAACATTAGATCAAAATAAGTTTCCAAGAGAAACAACTCATCATCCTAATTGGGCTATGGCTTATAAATTTAAAGCCGAAGAAAAACAAACTAGACTTATTAGAGTAGATTGGACGCAAGGACAAACAGGTAAAATAACTCCTATTGCTATTTTTGAACCAGTTGAATTAAGTGGAGCTACTATACAAAAAGCTTCATTAGGAAGTAAAAGAAAATTTGAATTATTAAGACTAGAACCTGGAGATATTATTTCTGTTAGTAGACAACATGAAGTAATTCCTTATGTTATGTCCAATATAACTAAAGGTATTAAAAACGAATAAGGAGAATATTAATGTTACAATGTAAAGTAATAACAGCAACATCAACTGGTTTATTAGAAACAGCAGTAAATGCGTGGTTAACATCAGAAGGTGATACTATAACGATTGATCATATAACTACAACAGAGGGAACAATTAGTGTTTCTGGTTTAAAAGTTTATATATTTTATACACACGATTGGACAAGAGTTCCTCATTAATTAAATGATTAATATTTCTAAAAATAATCAAAAGATTCTTTTATCTAGAAGAACAGGACCATTATTTCCTGGTGAATCTTTTTTTTCTGGTCCACTAACCACACCAACATTTACAGACAATGGAGATGGTACTGCTACCATCTCCAGTTTTGATGTATCAATATATGATAATTCTTTATATCAAGATCAACCGCACACTTATACAATAGAGGAAACTACTCTATCGTTTACAACGAATTTAGAACAATATGTAGTAGTTGATTATAATAATGGATCTCCAATATTAAGAATTGAAAATAATAAATTTCTTGTTAATGGGAGTTCTATTCTAACTGTTTTTATTTGTTGGAGACAAGATAATATTATACATTCTATTGATCAAGATGCTTATGGTTATGGTCTTGCAAATAAAACTAGTAGATATGTATATAATACACAACCTTATATAAGATCTGTAGATGGTGGATTAATTTTAGAACAAATCTCTATTCCAGTAGAAAGAACAATAACAGTTTCTTCTGCTGTTGTATATGCTGGTATTCATCCAGTATTAGTTTCTGCATTTAATTCAAGTATAGATTTACTCACTCAGGTAAATCATGTTGATGGAATTTGGACTTATACTAATGTAACCCAATATGATAATCAATATTATGATAATGGAACAAATCTTGTTTTATTAACAGATAATAGATATTCTAATAGATTCTTTTATAGAAGTATTGGAGATGTAAAAGAAGTTTTTTATATATTAGGAAATACACAATATTTTAGTGAAGATGAGTGTTATAAAGAACTACCTCCAACCCCTCCATTATTATTAAGAGATCATTGTATGTATATTGGTAGAATTGGAATTGGTTTGGGAAGTAGTACTGGAATTGTTCATCCTGAATTTGAACATATTGAAGAAATACCAGAATTTACTTTTTATGCTACAGCAGGTATTTGGACTGAACCATCTATTTCAACAAGTACTGGTGTTATAACAGTAGGAACAGGAGATTATATAATATATGATGATAGTACTTATGATCAATCATCTCTATTTAAATGTACTATTACAGAACAAACTTTTTTAGTTCCTAATGATAATGTTGCACACTATATAATAACTAATTATAATTCAGGAACTCCTATAACTCAACTTATAACAAATGTTAATTTAATTAATCAAAGTGATATTATACCAATTTTAACAGTATATAATCTTGATAATGTTATTCTTTATCTGTTTTGGGATCAAATGGCAAAAGGTCTTTCTAATAAACTATGTCATAGATTTGTTAAAACAGAAAGATTTAAAGTTCAACCAGGTGGTTTACAATTAGGTGAACAAGCAACAAGAATCTTAACTATTACAGCAGGAACCGTATGGTATGGTGCTTGTTTTAATGATTTGGTAGCTATAAATTCTTCTGTAGCTGGGCAAGAAATAGCTTTTTGGTATCATGTCGGTGGTGTGTGGACGAGGGCAACAACTACAGTATATAATAATTCTCAATATGACGATGGAACTAATTTACAAAGTTTAAACCCCAACAGATATGCAGTTAACTGGGTTTATCGAGGTGTTTCACAATTAAACAATAGACCTGTTATTGTATTAGGAAGTGGAAATT